CGCGAGAGCGATGTTTCCAGTCTTCAGGCTGTTATTACTGTTGGTATCGGAGACGATATCTCCAGCTTACAAGCAGTAGACGCTGCAGACAAAGAAGATCGCGAAAGTGATGTTTCCAGTCTTCAAGCTGCTCTTACAGTTGAAGATTCAGAGCGTACAACTGACGTTTCTAGCTTGAATGCTAAAATCGAATTGGAAGACGTAAAGGTAATGAGTGAAGCTTTGACTTCAGGCATTTCTTCTATAAGTGTAACATTCCCAGATGGAGGTTTCGCAAATCCTCCGTCAGTAGTGGGTATCGTTAAGGGTGCTAATGCAAATTCGCCAATTATCGCATGCCAACTCTCCGCTAAGAGTGCTACAGCTGCTACATTCCAATTCTCTGATGAGATTCCTACCACTGATGCTGGTGAGGAATTTACATTGGAAATTTTGGCTTCTGTATAATACGAGCAAGATTTCTTATCTTGGGCGACCCCGTTTTGGGGTCGCCTTTTTTGTGTATAAATATATATGAAAGATTGGCAGAAAATGTTTGAGTCTCAAAATGATGAAATAGAAAAATTCGACGAAACAAAACAAAATAACGCCGAAAATCAAAAGCTGCTCAAAAAAAGATTCAATAAATTAAAGCATAAAGCATTATACATTGATGCTGAATATGAAGAGGTGTGCGATGTATTTTCTCATGCAAAAAGCGAATTTATAAGTAACATGTTTAGTTATTGCGCGGATCGAAAATTGCGTCCACCATTGAGTGATGATAATAAAAAAGCGGATGCATCAAAAGATGATGCCGAAACAAGTGAAGAAATGAAAGATCTTTACAGAGAAATTGTTAAAGCCACTCATCCGGATAAAACTCAAAACCTTGATGAAGACGAAATCGAAGAGCGTACACAGCTTTATCAAGAGGCTGTTTCCGGAAAACAAAAAGGAGATTATTGGGGTATTTTCAAGGCAGCACTAGAACTCGGAGTTCCCATAAAAAAATTATCATTTAGTTATATTGAGGAGCTTGAATGCGCTATATCTGATATCGAAAAAAAGACAAACACAATCAAAAACGATTTAATGTACAAATGGTATTACGCTGACGAGAATATACAAGCAAGTATATTTGAACAACTAACAAAGAATCAAGAAAAATACGAATAACTTGTTAATATAACACATGATACAATTTTATAATGTAAAGAAAAAACAAAAGGTTGAAGTAGATCCAAGTAAAGTAACAAAGCACGCATATGAGAAAACCGCGAAAAGTGGAAAGCTTACAGTTCGTTATGCATTAAAAGCTGTGGACGAAGATGGTACAAAGTTGACCAAATTCTGTAGCAAGGCGGATTACGACTCTATTTAAATTATTCTGATATTATAAAAGTCGCGGGGTTGGTTGTTGAACTGTTTGCCGCGCGGTTTAATTTATCTAGATTGTATACATGATCTCCATCTGCATCTGTTAGTCCATTTGAGTCGCAAATTACAAATTTATTGTTTACGTCGAAAGAACTATCTAACTGTATTCCGTCCGCTAGATTTTCATATGTATAAATTGTTCCACCATTTGGTGCGGTACCACCTTCAGATACGTTTTCAAATGTTATATTATTTGGATTTGTAACAGTTGTTCCTATTGGTGCAAGTCCAGCGCCAATACTATTTGGAGATGCAATAACCGTCCTTGATGTAAATCCTTCAAGTGTGTAAGTTGGGTTTGTTGAAATACTTGTTGTTTCTATTCCTGCAAGATTTGTAGCACTAACAACCCAGTTGAATGTACCTTTTGTGTCTGCATCTGTTACGGTGAGACTGTATGCATTGCTGAGCTTTCCTGTACCACTTGCTGTTTGTGAAAGTGAAGATGGATTGGTTTGGTTTGGGTCAACGCTTAGCGTTGGCGCGCTTAACATCAATTGACTTGTTGAAAAATTAAAGTTATCACTCGTGCTGGACGTACTTGTTTTTATTTTTGATGCAAGGTTATTTATGCTTATTGTTAATGGTGTATTTGCAATGTTTACTATTTTGTATGATTCTTTTACTATGCCGTTTGATGTTTTGGTGGCGGTTATTTTTAGATTATTTGCGCCACCATCTCCGTCAATATTGTAACCACCACTAGAATATGAAACAACTTTATTTGTTGAATAAGTTGTTGAATCAGAGATAGTTAATTGATTATTGGGTGAAGTATAGGAAATTAAATCTTGATCTATAACTACGTTTTCTATACTAGCTGATTCGGTTGCTTTTATTGCTTGTTGAGAATTTGGATAAAGCGCCGCACCAAAACTGATGCTTGGGACGGTTGAATTGTGTACTTCTGCGGTTTCTGTAGTTGTAGCAGAATCACTTTCTGTTCCAAAATTGTTTCTCGCTTTGAATGTTGCACTTTGAAAGCCATCACACATTGCAGATCCAAGAGTTCCGCAAACATCCAATGGAACCAGAAATTCAAAATTACCATTTGGTAGTGTTGATTTACTGTAGCTGGAAGAATATGATTGTCCGTCGCTGATTCCTTGATCGACTACTTGAATAGATATATCATTAATTGACACACCATTGCCATCAACTTCAACTTTTGAGTTGACAATATCACCAGCTTTTACTTGACTTGTTCCGATGATGTGTGGTGTGGTGGCGCTGCTCGCAAGACTATCCATTTGTGTGCTCACAATAACTGGGCCATTTGCAACTTTAACATTTACGCGATCTGTGTCTGTCGCACCATTACCTGTTCGTACTGCATATATTTCTACATTATCAACATTACTATATATTCCATCAATATAATTTACTGTTTTTGTATTTTCATAATCTCCACTATTATTGATTGATACGTAATTACTTAAACTAGTATAGGATATATAATCTATTCCATTTACCCAATTTGATATGTTGTTTGTGAATGTTGTTGATTCTCCTTCTCGCAAGCCGTCTGTTCTACTATTGTATAAACTTGGGTCGTTGGCTATGATGTTTGGATAATCTTGATCGAGTTCGCGTGACCCACTAGCGTGAGCGAAGTCTATAGCTTCTTTCAGTTCTCCAGTACTTCCGAAATCATCAATAGCTTGAATTGCAACAGATTGTGTTCCGTTACGATTTGATACTGTAACTGGTATTGTTGCTCGATATGTTCCACCGAGATCCTGGAGATTGTAATTTGCAAAGTCTATTTCTTGAGCCAATCCATGGTCATGAACTTTTATACTTTGAATGTCACTTCTGTTAAAATCTACATATACATTGATTGAGTCTCCTTGCTTGAGGTGAGTTGTACCAAGTAGTTCTCCAGGTTTTGGAGTTGCATTTTCAAGCGAATCAATTAGTATATTTATTGGTGCGGGTCCAGAACCTAATTCAGTGAGGGGAATTACTATTTCTCTACCATTCGCCTCTCCTGTGATACCAGTTAATCCCTCTACATTCAGGTTGTCAATAAACCCTTCGAATCTACGAGTGTCTGTACCAAGTTCGGTTATATTATTGAATGGAATATCTTGGCCGTTTATTTTTGCTGTACCAATATATTCATCGTTTGGCCCATCCCACTGTAAGGTGAAGCGCATGTCTTCTGCAACTGCAACAGTAACTCCAGATAGTTGAGTGTTTGCTGTCGGTGTTTGATGATAATCTTTATTTGTTATTCCTTGGTTGTCAATCGCATCAGAGAAGAAAATAAATGGCGCCGATTCTTCAAGTGTTTGCTCGATACTTTCAACTGAAGTTGCAACATCTACTCCATTGATTGTTAATCCATCCGTAAAATCACCACTAGCGAAAACAACATCATCTGTAGTGCGAACATTTTGATCCATCGAGATCGAAAGTCCGCTGATATATAAATTATCAAATACACCAGTAGCCCAAGCTTTCGTTGGTCTTCCAACTCCACCCTCGCCGCTGTTTCTTGGTACTAAATTTCTTGTGGCCATCTTATTAATTACACAGAATATACCTAAAATGATATCTCATCAGTAAATGCTTCTGGACCGCTATTATATCTCCAGTGGTTACTTCTCAATTCAAGATCATTTCCATTTCGCAGTATCCACATTGGATCAGATACATGAGCTGCGTTTGATGGTACGACATCTCCATTTTCATCAAGCTCAAAAGCTTCTTCTAATGTATATCTTAGGTCGGTAAATGTATTTTGTATTAAATTTAATATATCAGGATTACCTGTAAAGTAATCCAAGAAATCAACCCCGCTAATTGTTAGTGTTGTTGGTACATGTACATTATTTCCGTCAAGGGTGAGTTGCGGTTGTAGCGGATTGTCCCCAATGACATATTTACCCGGCCCTACTTTTTGAATAGGCTCTCTTAATTTATTAAATTCCATTATTTATAGATAACATCTGAAACTCCAGTTTCTTTATATGTTATAGTATATTTCATTGTAAACCCGGATACTGTGTGTGGTCTTTTTACAAATACTTTTCTTGCTTCATCACTATCTATTCTTACAGATGTGTCTCCGTTTAAATACATGATGTTATTGTTTTCTGGATCGTCTGTTTTCTCAGGGTCAAAGGTTGGGTCTATTGTATGAAATTGTATTGGATATGGTGATTCATTAAATAATAAAACACTCTCCGCTAATCCAAGGTCATACAGTTCAGTAAAGTCTTTTAATTCATACGAGTTGACGGCGCTAGCTTTTTCATTATCAAAACGCAATGCGTACATTGTGTCTGTGTGGAATACCCCGTCTTGCTGTACGCATCTACCTGTGTCTGTATATTCTGCATGAATAAAATAATCTGGGTGACCTGTTTCAGGAGTACTTGGATTTGTCCGAGCGTTCGCAAAGTGAGTGTTATAGATATCATCCATTATAAAGCGATCTACTCCATAACAGTCACCCGAATATGTTCCAAATCTATCCTCTTCTGGTATATTTTCTAAAAGAATAAAGTCTTCTTCTATTTTTTGGTTAACAGTTTTTGTTATTAATTTCCAAGGTTGTATATCAACCCTGTCTATATTAACAATTGTTCCTGTTTGTGCGGCAATACCAGATGATATACTTGAAAGTAATCCAGATACTTCTACACCTCCGAAGCCACCACTAATTGCTCCACTTAGCCCAGATATTAAATCACCAAGATTTCCTATATCTATTGAACCGCCGCCAATTGATCCGCCTCCACCAGCAGACGGTTCCCATCTACCATCACCTGTATTCCAGTTGTAAGCAAATACAGGTTGAGGTGATAAGTGATCTAATTTCGTTATATCCGTGTATAACGGATTATTACTAAAGTTTCCTGGGTTAGACATCTCAGGAAATGTTACACTTTTTTTTAGCTCTTGTCTAGGCGATGCTTGATGCCATTCCTTTTCTTACTATATTCCTTGAAGTATTTTTGTCTCATTGGGTCGTAACCAAGTTTATCTGTGCGTCTCTGGCTCATTTCATTGCTTCTATCCATCAGTTCACCAACTGTACCTTTTGAGTTTCCAGTTTTTTCGACGAAAGCTTGATTGCTGAATGGGTCAATACTGCTATCTATGGCAGCTTCAGGACTATAAAATACCCTGTTCCACTTTACTCCCTCTTTATCAACATAGATGTGCTCATCTTTCATTGATTGAAGTAAGTCAATAGTTTCTCCTGTTTCAGGATGTTCGTATGTATAAAGCGGCATTATTCTAGAATTTTATTTAATGTATTTTCATAAGTAAAGGTTTGTTTTAATTTTTCACCTTCACTGTTATTTATTTTACATTTTGTTTCTGCTTTTTCCATAGCTGATATAAACTCATCTGTGTCGAATGTATGTATATTGCCTTGATTGAAGTCGCCGCCTTGATGGAAGAATATGTTATCATAAACAGGTTCTGTTCCGTTTGGTTCAACCAAGATACTATTTTTGTTGGTTGCCCAATCTGTGTGACTACTCGCATTCAATACCACACTCCACTTGCCTAAACATGTGGCGTTAAAAGATGGTAGGTTCCATCCTTCTGCGCCGCTCATTCCTCCAAGATCAATATCTATTGAGTTTAGAAAATCATTTACTTGTGAGTTTTGAGGTAGAAACGGAAGGAAATTTATGTTTCCATATCTTTTTCCTTTTGTGATATTCGAGATCGCACTTTCCATTTGTTCTTTTTTGAAGAATGGATTGGTAATGCAGCATGTCAATTGATAATCATAATTGTTTCCATACTTTTTAATCCAGGATTGTATGATTTTTTCTGTATGTTTTCTTTTTTCAAACTTACCCATCAAACCAAAATGTATTTTATTTGGCATGTATGTTTTGTTTGTCTTGTGAAATGATTCATCAAATCCCAGTGGTGCGCTATGAGCTTTTTCGAATTTGCTTGCGGCGTAGCTACTGCTGAATACAACTTTATCTTGAAAAGCTGCAAGCTTTTGCTCTGATTGTGTTGGTTCGTCTAACTCGTAAAAGGTATAGAGTATTTGCCGCGACGACACTCGATGCTCTGATCCATTGAGGTGCCACATTTGTAGAGTGGGTGTATCAATATCTAATTTTGAGTATCTCTGTTTGCCGGATTCTTCAAGCCACTTCTTGAAGTCATCTTTCTCCTCCCCGAATGAACTAACATCAATCTTTCCAATTGGAAACAACGCAACATCCATATTTTTTTTGAACATTGCCTTGAGTAGATTGTAGGATACATTGCCAAATGACAATGAGTTTAGTGGTCCTTTGTATATCAGTTTATTCATATCAGAATGGAATGTCTGCAAATTCGTCGTCAGCTTCTTCGGCTTGAGGTTCTTTGGTGCTTGATTGTCCTGAACTGGTAGAATCTTCAGACTTGTCGAGGAATGTTACTTTTTCTGCAACACAATATGTTCGAGTACGATTTTCTCCATCTTTCGTCTTCCAGCTACTTGAAGCGAGTCTTCCCTCAACCAATACTTTTCTTCCCTTACTTAAGAAGCGGTTGCAGTTTTCTGCGACGCTATTCCATGTTTCTACGTCAATGTAGAAAACACTGTTGTTTACTTTGTTGTTTATTGCGATTGCAAAATCGCATACTTTATTATCTCCTTTGATTTCGCGGAACTTTGGGTCGCGCGTTAAATTTCCTAATGCTATATATTTGTTCATAATTCTTCTAATAATTCATGTTGTATGTGTTCTATTGCAGAGTTGTGGATGTTGATACAACCCTGTATACTTAAATTCATTGTTTCTCCTATCTTTTTCCACGGCATAACTTTGTTTTTTGTGCCAATAATGTATCTCATTTCAAATATCTTTTCTACTCTTGTGTCAGGATGTTCTTTGATTACGCCCAATACTTTATTGAATAAATCTTGTTTAATGCTCTCAGAGATTGTGTCTTCATTTAGGTCAGTATTGTCTGTCATATTTTCTATAAATTCACTCTGAAATGCTGGGCGACGTTTGTTTCTATTGTATAGATTTAAACACATCCATTTAGTTTCATTGCCGAGATAAGTACTGAATTTCGCACCTCGATCTGGGTCATATTTCTTGGCGGCGTTATATATTTTATATTCCTTATCTTGTATTAATTCGTTGTAATCAATAAAGGGATTGTTTGGACTTGCGTAATTATTGACCATCTCGAGATAGATACCACTGTGCCTATTAACTAATTCCTCAAGACTATCTTCAACATCAATTTGTTTTTGAATATTTTGGATGAGCTGTGAGTCTTCTAGGTTTTCATTCATAATATAGATGATAACACTTGATTTACTTTATTCGATATTTCTTCCATGTTTTCAAGATCAAAATCACTCCATTCAATATGGTTTCTTGATTTATTTTTGAGTATAGGGTCGTTATCTAACTCCTCTTGGTTTGGAGCTATATTACCCGTTCTGGTTATATGTATCGCCTCCCCACCCATCTCGTGAATCCAATCAATCTCGTTTTCGAACCGGACATCTGTTACAAACACATAAACTTCGTTACCCAGATCCCTAAGTACATCATCTTTGATTTTATCAACCCAACAATTCTTGTTTAATTTTCTTCGAACGTGAGTTCCGTATGTAACTAAAAATGGCCTTATTATTTCTTTTTGAGATGTATCTTCCGTAAATGCGGATATGCCTACATACTTCGAAAGTAGTTCATCTGCTTCTTGTTTTAATGAATCCGCAAATGCGTACCTTTTGTATTTCTTACCTGCGGAATCGAAGAATGGTTTTGATAGGTTGAATAAGCTATCTTTACCACATCTAGCTAAGCCACATATTCCTATGAGTTTCATAATTATGCGCCAAATACCATCTTAACATTAGATGATAGGTCGTGTAGTCCAGCGTTAGCTAGCATTCTTGATACGCTATGGTACGATATTAGGTCGTCAAATTCATCCTCCATTGCGTCAGCCTTGAGTTCATGGGAAATCATGACCGATGATAGTTTTAGGTTTTTGCCGCGCCGATCAAGCATCTCTCTGAGAGCTTCGGTACATGCCTCGGTTTCATCTTCAGCTTGGATTATCACTGACCAGTCAGAGCAACGAATCATATAATATCTTCCATCACTTAAATCTATAATTTTCATACAGCAAGTATATCAACATTTCATCAATTTGTCAATTCTTATATTTATATATATTAATTAAGATATATCTATGAATATGTATTGTATTAACATTGTGCAATTAATTGAATGCCCAGGATCCAATTTTTTGAATTTTGTTTGACAAAACGTGGTTTTTAAATTAGTATTGTTTGCATGAGAAAATTCACACAAATACCAAGCGCTATTCAGGAAGATGTAATTAGGGGAAAATTAATAGGTAACGATCTCGTCGTTTACAACTATCTTGTAACTAAAGCCAGTCATGGTAAGAATATATTTTTCACAAACGAGAGAATCGGTAAGGATCTTGGTGGCATGTCTTATGGAAAGATATCTGCTAGTTTATCTCGACTAAAAAAAGCTCAACACATATCAAGATTCAAGACTTGTAATAGAACAGCAACAAAGCTTGAGACTGTAGTTCTTGATGGAGGTAAACTGATAGTTCGCGGCAAATCATGAAGGTAGCTCTGTGCTTTAGCGGTAAACTTGGAGCGTGGAAGCTCACAAGAGATAGTATATTTGAGAATGTAATTTTACCACTCAAGCCAGATATTTTTCTTTCAACATGGGAGAATGAAGAATATAGAAGTTTCTGTAAACACTATAAGCCGACTAGATTCTCAGCCCTTGATTATGCAAACCATGAACATAAAATGAAAAGTTCTACAATTGATATTTGGTCAGGCCTAAAGCCAATGACATTTGGAATGAAGAAGGTCTTTGGGGTATTTGAGGATTACGTTAAGTTGCACAAAAAGAATTATGATTTTGTGATCAGGCTTCGCCCTGATCTTGATGTACTCGATCAAATCAAGCCTCATGAAATCAAAGAAGCTATCAATCGCAAACACATCAAATTACCATTTTACGAAGGTCACAAAATATATGATCACGATGAAGAATTAAAGAAAGAATTTTCATTTAGCTTTGTTTATGAAAAAGCTATTCTGCCAAATCAAATCAATGATCAAATAGCAATTGGCGCACCCAAGCAAATGAAAAAATACATGAACTGCTTCGACTCAATCGAAGATCCAGTTAACTTCATGTGGAACCAAGGCTATCCAGATTACATGTGTCGAATCCCAGAGTGCATATTAACAATGTATCTAAAAATGAACAACATAAAATATTCACAATTGACAGGATCAACAAAATTTGGTAATCTAAAAACAAAACTAATAAAATGATAAAATTAATAATATTTGATCTTGATGGCGTACTCGTTGAGTCGCGCGAATTACATTTCATCGCATTAAATCGAGCGCTATCTGACGTTGGCGAGCAATATGTTATAAGTAAAGAAGAGCATCTTTGTAAGTATGACGCATTAACCACAACACAAAAACTAGCGAAATTAACTCGCGAAAAAGGATTGCCTGAATCTAGTCACAATCAAGTATGGAAATTAAAACAACAAAAAACCCTTGAAGAAATTGACAATTTTACAATTGACACTCGAATACAAGAAATTTTAAAAAAATTAAAAACCCAAAATTATACAATTGCATGCGCAACCAACTCGATACGTAGCACAGCAAAATTACAACTCATAAGAAAAGGATTTTTTGAACATATAGACTTCCTTTATTCAAACGAAGATGTACAAAGCCCAAAACCAAATGCAGAAATTTATATGAGATGCATGTTGAGATGCGCAGTCAACCCAGATGAAACAGTGATTATTGAAGATTCGCATATTGGTAGAAAGGGAGCTTTGCGCTCAGGAGCTCATCTCTGTGCGGTAACTGATAGCAACGATTTGACATTTGATAAAGTTCGCAATACTATCATCAATGCAGAACAAACATCACACATACAGCCCAAGTGGCAAGGAGGAAATATGAACGTATTAATTCCAATGGCAGGTGCAGGTTCACGTTTTGAGCAGGCAGGGTATACCTTCCCAAAACCACTTATCGATGTGAATGGTAAACCCATGATTCAACGAGTTGTTGAAAATTTAAACATGGATGCGCGGCACATATTTATTGTACAAAAAGAGCATTACGAAAAGTATGCACTCCAACACACACTTAATTTAATTACCCCCAATTGTGAGATTGTGCAAGTCGAAGGGATAACTGAAGGCGCAGCATGCACAACGCTCCTCGCGAAAGAATTTATAAACAATGACGAACCACTTGTTCTAGCAAACTCAGATCAGTATGTAAACTGGAACAGTAACGAATACATGTATTCTTGTATGGCTGATGATATTGATGGTTCGATATTAACATTTGAATCTACTCACCCAAAATGGAGTTATGCTAAATTAAATGAAGATGGATTTGTTACTGAGGTAGCAGAGAAAAAACCAATCAGTAAGCATGCTACAGTTGGAATTTATTTTTGGAAGAGAGGGAAAGATTATATTGAATGCGCGGAATCCATGATTGAGAAAGATATTCGAGTAAACAATGAATTTTATGTTTGCCCTGTTTACAATGAAGCACTTCTTCGCGGCGCTCGAGTTAAAACTTTTCATATTGATAAAATGTGGGGTCTTGGTACCCCAGAAGATTTGGATTTATTTTTGAAGCATGAAATTAATATCCCATAGAGGAAACATTGAGGGCCCAAACCCTAAACGTGAAAATGATCCTGAGTACATTCTTGAAGCGATTGATCGCGGATATGATGTAGAAGTTGACATATGGGGACACAAGCAGATTTGGCTTGGTCACGATAGCGCACAATATCCCTGTCCGTTAAGTTTCCTTATGCAAAATAAAAGTAAATTATGGATTCATTGTAAAAACGATAGCGCATTATTTACACTCATACATTTTGAATCTTTAAACATATTCTTTCATCAAGAAGATGATCGAACATTAACATCAAAAGGATACATATGGACATATCCAGATAAAAGCGTTTGTCAAAAAAGTGTTTTAGTATTAGAAGATACAAGAAATTATGTTGGTAAAAATTGTTTTGGATTGTGTGGTGATTATTTACTGTGAATCACGAGCCGTATGTTAGCCGCTTTGATCGTTGGTGGCTTGACTTTAATAAATGCTTATTAAAAAAAATAGAAGCTTATGAGGATACAGTTTCTATTATCATACAGGGCCCACTCAATCAACGAAGTATCAACACGATACCTGATTACCTAAAGTACGGAGAGGTGATAGTTAGCTGTTGGGATAACGACGATCTATCATTATTAGACAACCACAAACAAAACATAAAAATCGTAGTAAATCATTACCACGACGCCACAAGTAAAGCTTATCGAACCCACCTCAAAAACCCAATCATATTCCAAAACTACACAACACACAATGCACTAAAACAAGCGACTGGATACTTTGCAATCAAAACACGATCTGATGAAAGTTATCCTATACTTGATCCATTACTAGATATACTTAAAAAAAATCGAGACTCAAAAGAATGGTATAAAATCGTAACATCCAATATTTATTTCAGACATGATAGTCAATTTAAATTTCATCCATCCGATCACTTGATTGCAGGAGCGAGAATCAGAATGAAACAAATTTTTGAAGAAAGTTATTTTAGATGCGCAACAGGTAGAATCAATGGGTTAGGGCCAGAGGAGTTGATTGGCCACAGCACAATTTGTACTTATTTTGACCCTGTTTTAAAATGTCGCGATAAACCTGACCCAAATAGATCAAAAGAACAAATGAAAAAACACTTTAACATCATTCGAATACGCGACCTTCCTCGCCGTACATGGACATCCAGCTATAGAAAATATGACCCACTACGATCAGAAGAAGATTGGTGTCACCACATAAATGACATATAAAACGCAGGAATCCCTGTATACAAGCGGGTTCTGGGCGTTTCTAGAGTTCCCACAACTCGTTTTTTTTTGTATATAATAGTATGGCAAAAATATTGCGTACAGAACAGTTGTCGGTCGATGGGGACAATATCCGCTTGACCGCAGATCAAGGAAACTTGATCATAAATAGTGTGAGCGGGGATGATCTAACGCAGATTACATCTACCACTAAAATCGGACAGGACATTTCAAGTCTGGCCGTGAGAGATACAGAATTTGATACAGATGTATCTAGCTTGGCCGCAAAAAACTCCGAAGCAGAAAATCTTGCAATCACCGCATCCAAGTATGGAGCATATGGGTTAAAAACTTCAAATTTAAGCACTGGAACAGGTAGCAGTGTTCAAACAATAACCTTGAGCGGTAGAGCTTTTATCAGCGATCCAGTTGTCACTGCTAGCCTATTAGGAGGAGCAAATGATCCAATTATAGCAGTTATGGTATCTGATGTTTCAGAAACAGCAACAAGTGGCGTCTACCAAGCAACATTTCAGTTTTCTGATGAGCTTCCAGCAACAGGAGAAACTGACCAACCTACAAGTTATAAGTTGAATATTGTAGCCTGTGTTAGCGGAACTGATGCCGATTTGGACACTATCATTGACAGTATGGACAGTGACCGCGATGGAGATGGAGTTGAGAATAGTTTAGATTCTGACCCAGATGATTCAAGTATAGGCGCAACTACCCCAACAGACTATAAGTATGACTACTCCACCTATCAGTGGAAGGTTTACGGCAACGCTATAAATATAGAATGGAACAACGTGCAATACGACCGATTTACTGTAGACGATGGGGATTCCTATGAAGGCCCAGTGACAATGTCAGATGGTAAAATTTTCAAAAGAGGAACTTATCAACAATCTAGTGTAAATGGCTCTCACCACTTTTACTCAATAAGACTCAATAATCCCTAATAATTAACTAACATAGTTTAGCTTAAACCCCCAGAAATGGGGGTTTTTTTATTATAAATAATATAGTTGAAAAAAATAACATATTGAATATAATCATTAAACAAATTATTAAACTATGTCACTAGCAATATATAAACCAAACAGTAAAAACACAGGTTGCGCATTTAACTTTTCTATCGGGGTAGATAAAAAGAAAGAACCTGTAGTATACGTCAACGCAATTCAGCAATTCGGTTGGGACGAAAAGAGGAGGACAGGAAACTTCTCAGGTAATGCTAGCGACCCTGAAAAGAAAATTAATTTAAAATTTACTGAATTCGAAATCGGTGGAATGATTAGCGCGTTTCAAAAACGTCATGAATTTTCATCTTATCACGCTTACGAAGAAAACAAAACCACAATCAAGTGCGCTCCCTGGGACAAGAAATCAAAAGTTCGCAATGGAGATAAAGAAGAATGGATAACACTTCCTGCCTTTGGAATAAATTTCACCAGAAACGGAAATCAAGCATTTAGAATTCCGCTTGAACCTGGAGAGGTAGAAAATTTGTGCGAGTTTCTAAGGTTTTACTTAAACACTCTTTATACCCACAGAAGAAAAGAAGATTTAAAAAAAGTTAAAGATTACAAGTCAAACAAAAAAGAAGAAAGTCAAAGCTCTCAGTCAAGCGAAGACGTTCCTTTTTAATGAAAAAAAAGAAGGTTTTAATACACAGCAATCACTGTAAAGCGTTTACTGGATTTGGTAAACACACCAAAAACATACTCATCCATTTACAGAAAACCGGAAAGTATGATTTGGTTGAATTTGCAAACGGTATTCGTTGGGGTGATCCAAGTTTAAAAAACCTTCCGTGGTTAGCCGAAGGTTCATTACCCGCTGACTCAGTCACGCTAAAAAAACTACAACAAGATCCGCAACTTGCTAGAAGTGCAGGTTATGGCGGAGAAATGATTGACAAGATTATTGAGCGCGAAAAACCAGACGTTTATATTGGCATAGAAGATATCTGGGCATTCAATGGTTATACCGAAAAAACCTGGTGGAACAAGATAAATTCTGCAGTTTGGACAACCCTAGACAGTTTACCTATTTTACCAGATGCAGTTAAAGCTGCACCAAAAATCAAAAACTATTTTACATGGGCAAGTTTCGCGCAAAAATCTCTAAACAAAATTGGGCAAGAACATGTGCAAACTCTTCGGGGTGCAATTGATTCATCTCACTTCTATAGACTTGAAGATGAAAAACGCTTCGAACTTCGCCAGCGACATAATATCAGCGAAGATAATTTCATTATTGGTTTTGTTTTTCGTAACCAACTTCGCAAAAGCGTACCCAATCTTCTTGAAGGATTTAAAATCTTTTGTCAGCAAAACCCGACATGCAACGCAAAACTATTATTGCACACACATTGGGGTGAAGGATGGGACATACCTAGACTATTACAGGAAAAAGAAATTGACGCATCTAAAATTCTAACAACTTATTATTGTAAAGAATGCAAAGAATATGAAATCAAAAGCTTTGTAGGTGAAAATCAAGATTGTAGATTTTGCGGTGGCAGCAAAACACAAGTAACAACAAGCACCAAGGCAGGAGTAGATGAAGGTCAACTCAATGAAATTTATAATTTTATGGATGTTTATTGTCATCCATTTACAAGTGGCGGCCAAGAAATTCCAATTCAAGAAGCAAAACTTACTGAGCTTGTAACACTTGTAACAAATTATAGTTGCGGAGAAGATTGTTGTGTCCCAGAAGCTCAAAGCTTTCCACTGAGCTGGACAGAATATCGCGAACCAGGCACGCAATTCATTAAAGCAAGTACTGATCCAAAAAGTATCGCCTATCAACTCAGAAAAGTGTTTGACATGAAACCCGAGAAGCGCGCTAAAATGGGCAAGGGGGCCAGACAATTCGTTATTGACAACTATAGCGTAGAAGCAGTCGGAGAACAATTAGAGTCAATTCTAGACGCCATGCCGGACGTCGATTGGGATTATGACTTTAAAGTTGAGGAGCGCGACCCAAATCATCAACCAATACAAACAGATGACGATTCAGAATGGTTAAGCGATCTATATAAAAACATACTTAAAGTAGAGACATATCCAACAGATGAAGGTCACAAACATTGGATGAAAAGATTGAATGATGATCTAAAAAGAGAAGATGTATTAAAATATTTCAGAAGTGTTGCGGAAAAAGAAAATCGCGAAAACAAAAAAGTAGATCTTACCGACCTACTAGATGAAGATGATAAAGGAAAAAGGTTATTGCTTGTAATGCCAGAAAGAATCGGCGATGTATATCTTGCAACTTCACTTCTTCCAAACATAAAAAAACAATACAAAAATTTAAATATTTATTTTGCTACTCGCCCACAGTATTTTGAAGTGTTGGACGGAAACCCTTATATTCATAAATGCATACCATATCATGATTCACTAGCAAATCTACCACTCATGGAAGGTCAAGGTGATCATGAAGGATATTTTGAGATTGCATTCATTCCATTTCTTGGAACTCAACGAATCGTCAACTTTCCACACAACGGTAAAGACAAAATACAATTTGAATTATGCACCTAGTCGAACAATACGCACTTTCTTGCGGCGTCAAAATTGATCGCCCATCAATCGAAACATCTTACTTTCCAGTTGTACCAGATAAGTACATCACACTACATGCAAGTAATCGTATTCAATCAAAAACGTACGACTACTATAATGACGTGATGGATCTATTACATCCATACCTTGACAAGGAAAACATAAAGGTCGTACAAATTGGCAGTAAAGATGAACAAAAAATTGGAAGATGCACGCATCACCAAGGACAAACAACTGTTCGTCAAGCAGCATACATCATTAAAAACTCGATGCTTCATTTTGGCACCGATTCATTTAGCACACATGTAGCAAGCGGCTTCGACAAAAAGATAGTAAATTTATATTCGGTATTATACAAAGAATGTTGTGGTCCATATTGGGGTGATCGCGCAAGTCAAATTCTACTCGAACCAGATAGAACAAAAAGAAAAGCAAGTTTTTCTGATAATGAATATCCAAAAACAATCAACGAAATCAAGCCCGAGCAAATCGCGCAATCTGTATTAAAATTATTAAACATAAAAAACAATTTGCATAACATTGAAACATTTCATATTGGCGGCGCATATCATGCAGGCTCACTTGCTGTTGTTCCAAATTGCGTGCTTGGCAAAAGTTTTGCCGCAGGTCAACCCGCAAACATACTTGGCCACGAACATTTTGACGAACAGAATATCGCGCAATGGGCGTACACCCGCAAGGTGAATCTATTCCTCGACCAACCCATGCAAATCAACTATCTGCAAGCCATCAAAAACAATGTACATCAAATCAATTATTTTGTACAACCAGATGACGACGATACATTCTTCAAAGCATGTAAAAAACTAGGTATAAAATTAAAACTAATATGCAAAGATAATGACATAATAAATGATGTACGATTAAAGTTTTTCGATTGGGATGTACATTTTCTTGAACAAAAAACAAAAAATGATATTGACAATCATGATAAAATATGCAATAATACTCGTTATAAAAGCGCACAAGTCATCGTATCAGATAATAAAATCTATGCCAGTAAAGCGGCATGGAAAAATGGTATCGAAGGAGAACACAATACCATTATCGACTGCGATGAATTTTGGGAAGACGCAATCAATCTAAAACTTTATAACGACAACAATCATGGCACGTAAATCACAATCAACATCAGACAATTCGGTAACATACGAATCAGAAATTCAAACAAAAGAATCAAAAGTAGAATATCCAAAAAATTACGCCGACGGCCCAGGCAAGTTTCAGCGCAATGCATTTGGATTGCTTGGTGATGTAGATTATGAGTTTGCCGAAGATGGTTCAGTAAACTGGAGAAGTATGATTAAGGATGAGCATTTATTTCCAAATCGCTCGTGGTTTGATTTGCGCAAAAAAGACTTACCACGTAGTATAGATGGCTTAAAAGACCATCAACTACTCATCAAACTGAGTGGAATCAAAGAACTTGCAAAGCTTCGCGGTTTCACAGATGTATCTTACGAAGTTGTTAAATGTCAACCTGATCATGTTGCAGTAATTTGCCATATGAGCTTTCTACCCAATTACGAAACTGGAGGTAAGGCTGTTCAATTTCAAGACATGGCCAATGCTACTCTTGATAACACAAGTAGCTTTGCTACAAAGTTCCTAGAAACGATTGCATGTAATCGCGCATTCGTTCGTTGCGTTCGCAACTTTTTAAACGTTCATATTGTAGGTGACGATGAGATCGACAAATCAAACAATCCAGGCGGAGGATCAAACAATTCATCATTAAACATTTCTCCATCACTTACTCCATATTCAATGGTACAAAATCTAGCCAAAGAAAAATTAAATTGTTCTAATTTTGAAGAATTTAAAGTTATTCTAAGGGACTGGTGGAAAGACGGAAAATATCAAAACGAAAAAGCCAAAGACTGGAATGACTTTGATGATATCTCGCCAACCGATGCGCGCATATTGATGCGTGAGATTAATGATTAATTCTTTTTTCTATTGAATCAATTATAGCCTGTTGCTCTTTTATCGCACCAACAAGCAAAGCGGTAATTTTCTCATATTTAATAGCCTTAAATCCGTTCCTCCTTGTCTCTACAATCTCTGGTACAATTTTTTCTACTTGCTGGGCAATTAAACCTATATCATGACCAGTATATGTTTCTTGCTTGTTATTCCAGTCGAACTCAATAGCCTCAAGTTGCAGAACCTTCTGTAAACAATTTTTTATAGGCTTTATGTTATCTTTTAATCTTTTATCAGAAAGACCAAATGCCACAACATCCCCGGTACAAAAAAGCCCGTTATCACAACCAACATAAAAAGCATTATCCTGTTCAGCGGTAATACCATCACCAATAACATGCACATTTTTTTTTGCATATATAGTATTATTACTTCCGTTTATTATGGTGCAATTTTCGCTGTCTTGAATTTTATTATTCAAGCCAGCAAGTATTAAATTATTTTGTGGATCAGGATTCATAGTTTATTTTTTCTTTTATTTTGTTTATTTTTTCTTGAGATTCTTTTATAGAGCCAACAAGTAAAGCTGATATTTTTTCATACCTAATGGCCTTAAATCCACTTTTACGGGTTTCAACTATTTCTGGACAGACCTTCTCTGCTTGTTGAGCTATTATACCTATATCGTGACCACGATATACATTCTGTTTATCGTTCCAATCAAATTGTATTGCACTCATACCCAATACTCTCTCAAGACAATTATCGATAGGTTTTATATGCTCTTTTAATCTTTTGTCAGATATATGACTAGTAAAAACATCGCCACTACAATTTAGTTGCCCATACACAATCATTGCATGATTATCCTCAATGAAAGAAGATGTATTATTTTTTATTAATTGTCTATTTAAAGAAACCTGTATTACCGAACAAGAAACTCCAGATTCATGAGTTATCTTGAGCTTTTGTGAAGGCGTTTTAGATATAATAGGTATTTCAAAACTTGACTCTTGAGCAAGTTCGTGTCCAAATTTTTTCGAAAAAACGAGTGTATACGATATTTGAACATCTAATTCAATAACTTCCCAGTAAACATATTCATCGGGCTGCCCAGGAGGAACGTAAGGATCTGGATTAATCCCTGAAGTTCCCGGTAACCATGATTTTCTTTGGTATATTCCATTAATAACGCGATAAATATAAGACTGATTAGATTCATCAATTGATTCTCCATTATATGCAGAAGTTGTGGTAATCCTTTTTAAGGTGGAAGATATATTCTCAATAACCAAATCTACTCCATTGATTCTAATATTATCTCCAACTGAGAAATACGGCGCTGGATCGAAATCTACATATATATAAACACCTCCATTATCAACCCAACCGTTAGTTATTGCACTTAATAAAGTATGATATACAACCTCACCATATTGATAAATTTTAGAAGCATCCCATTGTCCAGGAACTGGATTACCAGAATCAACATATTGAGAGCTTATTTGTGTATTTTCAATAATAACATTAAGTGACCCTCTTATCTTAATATTTAAATAATAAGTTACATTTGTAAACAGGTTGATATTCTGAGAGATGCTTCCCTGATTTTTAATTATACACAAGCCATCTTCAACCAATTCAACATCACCATCAACATTCCAGTCATTTAAATTTGTTGTAAAATAAGGGTTGGTTATTAATTCCGTTGTTTCTTTGTAGTAGTTTTTGGGCTCTATTATTGAATATTCATTTGACGTATCAAATATAGGATTATTCTGAGAATAATCAACTATATAACCAAGATCATGCAAAAAAGCTGTACTTATTCTTGTCCATGGAGCATATCCATCAAAATACGGAGTCATGATCTCTTCAGTGATGTATGGCTGTTCTACTGTTGTTCCATCTGGATTTGTATAGAGTCTATATTTTCTTCCGTCTGTAATTGAATCTGCAGGCAGTTCTGCCCAATGACCTCTCCAGGTTATATACATTACATAATCAAACGCTTGACCTATTGCAGAACTTGGAAAATTTCCAGGAACATATGGAGCTAAAGACTCAGGTATTTTTACAATTAAATCTATATAATCTGTGTTATTACTAGGCTTCCAAGGATCATTCCAAAATCTAAATTCAGGATCTTGTCCTGCTCCGTGAAAAATATAAAAACCATCTTCAAAACCTGGAGCCGACAATTGAGGCCAGTCGCCAGAATTCAAAACATATATAACTTGATCAACAATCTCAAATATTAATTGATCTGCACCTTCAGACAAGCTTAAAGATAAACTTGTGAAAGTTACTGGTATTTTTCTATTTGGGTCTATATTATCAGGATCAGGATCTTCAGGCACATATAAAGTTTGAATAGGCAGCGAATCAAAATTTCCGCCAACCAATCGGTTATATTCCCTTACGGCGTTTTTACCTATATATTGCGCTCCATTTTCTTCAGTTAACCTAATAAAATTATTGCCTATGCTCGAACCCCAGATTACGTTCCAACCTCCACGACCTATGCCAAAAGCATGCGCTACCTCATGTAACATTGTCCAATAAAGTTTATTTTTATTTGGATATTCTGTTTTCTGTCTTAAATAATCTAAATCTAGCGGGTCTACCGCCATTCTACCGCCAGTTGGCGTTACATAAAAACCATAATCACTTTTTGCATAATTAGGGTCCTCCCTAGTCCTTACATCAGTCGAAGCGAATGCAAGAGTTCCCCCTGAACTAGAATACATGCTTGGTCCACTAGAAAAATCTATTACCCTTAGTTGATAACTGAAGGAACCGCTTAAACTTTCGCCATATCTATAACCATTTATATTTTTACTCTCCCACACTCCAGAATCTTCAATTATAACATTTTCAAAATAATCGCACATTCTTCTTAATGTATTCTTGTCATTCTGAGTGAGTGCGTTTTCTGTGTATTCAGAGTAATCTAAATTAACGGTCAATCTATTACTGCCAGGACTTGGAGCGGTTTCGTCAAAAACTAAATTCTGGTACCCGCCCATGTACCCATTGCTTAACGAGCAATAACTCATTTTCCCAAAGTCTCCTTCTATATGAACCACAACATCTCCGTAATAAAAATCATAATAATAACCACCAACATCCGCCCGGCCGGCAAAAAAAGATCCCCCATATCTAACAGGCTTATTTTTATTTATAAAAGCAATAGGATAAGATTGTGGAATGTTTGAAAAATAATATGTTCCTAAGTTTAATCCAAAAACTTCATTACTAGAAGAAAACCCATCAAAACTATATATATTACCGGAAGCGGATACATTAACATAAACCCTCTCCCAATTTAAAAAATCATAAAATTCCTTAACTAAGTAACCTATAGACGGAGACATATCTAAATTTATTCCCTTGAATACATTAAAATATGTTTCCAAAGCATTAAGATTGTAAGAGGCCGACCAAACATAAAATAAGCCCTCAAAAATAACAACATCGCCCTGGTAATAATCTTGATCAGTATCCCACTGACCCATCAACCTTGATGCATCGTAATTTACTAGCGGTAATGTTGCCTGTTTATTCTCCTCTTCGCTTCCAACAACATGGTGATTATAGCTTCCACCAACAACCAAATCATTAGAACCAACTAAACTACATCTTCTTGAATTTATTAGTCTATTATCCTTGCCTCCGAGAACCAAATTTCCAGCACTAAGCCCTGCAAGAAGCGGGGATACATCTGCAGGAGCTAATGATGGTGGCGGTTTTACTGGCATATTAATTTACAAGTTTATAGTATTTTGTTTTATATTCGTCAGATAATACACTAACGAACAACTCTCCAGATGTATTAACAATTGCGGCACACATAGATGCTACCGATTGAGAGTAAAATAATACACATTGACGATTAGTATATGTACCAATTCTAGTCAACGATTCGGCTTCAATACTCGCAGAATCAGCAAACCAGAAAAAATTTCCACCACCAAAAGAACTTGCATATTCTCTATTAAACCAACACCAGCCAACATTTGCACTAAGCTCTGGGATTTCAAGAATTTTATTTTGTACATACATCCATATTCCGTCCGACAAAAAGTCTGGATAACCCAATTGCAAATCTCCAAAATTGTCATGAACTATTTGTCGATTTGCATTTTCATTTAACAATGTAGCCCCTATAGAAAAACTAGCCTGCATATCAATCGCCTCAAGGTCGACGACTCCAAGGTTTTGCGCTTCTTGCCAGGATATTTCCGTAAACAATGATCCCGAGCTTGAATTAAATCCATAATATTTTTCCATAGTATATTGATATATTATTGCAGAATAATCATCAGAGGTTGTATCAAGCCACTGAACCCAACCACTTTCAATATCTTTGAATTTATGCATATAAGTTAAAGAATTACGGACAGATTCTTCTTCTCCCAGAAATAATCTAGACGCAAACATCCACACACCAGAATCTTCTTGGCTCATAGAACCATTTTCAGCCATAAAAAACCAAAAGTTTTGCAAATTATCATTCAATAATGATATATATAACCAACCAAAAAATTCATGAAAAATCCAATTATTTTGCGCATCAAAATAAGCACCACTTCCAAACGCTCCACTTTCTCCCGCATTTGGCAAAAAAAACCAACTAGACTGAAACCAACCGCTCGTAAGATCTGTTGCATCAAAAACAGATTGCCTAGTGTTTTCTGCAGCACCAATATCTTGCGAAGATTGACCCACGGCAACTTGTTTTACCCTAATTACACTACTCCAATTATCTAAAAATCTACTATTATTCTGATCCCACGAAAAAAACCACGTGTTATCAATCAATCCATCATCATACATTGCAGGATAAAAATATATTTCATATTCATAAAGATAACCTTCGCTATGTAAACCAACTATTTCAACATTTATATTATCCTGAACAATATATCCCTGATCAATTTCTTCGCTCGTTAATTCTTTTGAATATTTTCTTTTTATTCCAGAAACCTTTGGCGAATATATAGCAAAATCTGGATCAACAACAAAAGAGGGATAGTCCCCTTCACTAGGACCACCAGTTGAAGTTGGAAATAAAATTTGATTGGACATTATAATGTATAAATTATTTGATTATTTTGGCCCGCTAGAATAGCTTGATTCGTACCGCCATTTATTACATTACTTTGCCCTGCTCCAATAAAATTAGAACCTTGATTATCTTCACCTCCTTTAGTCATTCTATTGTTGTATCCAGCAACGATTGCAGAAAAATTATCCTTACAATCATTAGAATAACCATTTCCAATCATAGAAAATCTTCCTTCTATAGAATTACTACCCCCACCAATAATAGAAGAAGCTAAAGACTGATATGAATTAGCATTATTTGGATCACTTATAGCGTTAGCATAACCACCGCCCACAAATGTAGCAAGAGTGTCCTCTGGAGACCCGTAATCTATTGACGATTGATCTACGGACAATTGAACTGCAATTTGTTCTTCGCTTGTATTGTTTACGCTAGCCCCCCTAATTTCCAACTTTCCACTACTAGAATTAAACCTTATGTAAGATTTAACAAAACCCCCTCCAGGAAGACTTATGTCGGCCCCGTTTGACTGAACTCTACCCCCTACATCAAAATATGCAGAAGTATTATCATACGTATTATCATACGCCAAAACAAATCCGGCTGGATTGTAATTTTCTGAAGTTGGAGGCGCGTCCCATTTACCAGGATCTTCATTACTTGTATCTATTAAACCTCCAATAAAACCATTCGATTTTATAGCTCCAGCTTTAGGCCCACCAATATTTAATTTATTTGTTATATAAGCTTCTTTGGTTAATAATATATCAGTTGCTACATTATCTAATTCAGTACCAAAGTTTGTCCAATTTTGATCCCAATAATCGGAGTCGGCGATCCAATATGCATTAGTTAATATATATGCAGTTCCAAAAGTCGAATTATCATTAGAAAAACTATATTTCGTTGATGAAACTTTTTTTACCCAGTGAGGGGTTGTGCATATCCAATAATTATCACCACCACCAGTATCAAACTCAACTATATCACCTCGAGTATCGGTTTGCTCAAATTTTATAACGCCACCAACATCAAGTTCTTCTAGCAGGCTAGTCCAATTTCCTCGATAAGTTGGCGTCCTACCATTTCTGCCAATATTACCATCTTTTAATGCTATTATTGTTATACTATCTGACGCAACGACGTCATCATCAACACTTATCTCTACAGAATATGTCATTGGAGCAGGAACAACTCCATTTGTTGCAGATGAAGAGTTTTGAGTTAACTGGTACTGCGACTGGTTAGATATAACTGAACCATCTTTTTTCCATGCGTAGGTGTGGGTTGCCCCCTCTAGATTCCTTGGAGTCGCAGTTAATGTAAAATTTGCAGGATCTGCTATTAAATTATTTTCATTTACTGGATCTACAGAATATCTTATTGCATAATGAGTTGAGGATAATTCTACAGTTACTGCGGTTTTTCCATCTTCTCCAATTTGTGCAACAGAAAATGTTTGTTTTTTACTGATTGAACCAAACACCTCCCCATTTAACTTAGTTCCTTGAATTGTGAATGTTATCGAAGCAGACTTTATAGCATGATCATCAATTGCGATATCTTCATATATTATTTTGTTATTGACCAAATCTTCTTCCGGACTCGGGTCCTCAGTTATTCCAATAGTACTCTCATTGGTAACATAATAAGCACCTTTTTTATTAGTTAAATCATTGTAATCTGACTCAGGATACGGTTTTAATATTTGAGCCCCATCAAACACCTCTATATCTGTACCAGAATCAGTTGGGTCTAATTGAAGTGAGTTGTTAATAGAAATTTGACTCAATGTATGATTCTCATTACTTAATACGACACTAACCTCATTTGAACCATCTTCAACAACAATGAAAGTCATTTCATCAGAAACCGAAGGGCTAACAGTGCCCGCTTCTGTGGCAGCACCAATCTTTACCGTTAATTGACCTTCAGGAAAATCATTAAATTTTATTTTAACAATTTTATTTTGTACATAATTTATGTTCCCACTTATTGTTTTAGGAATTTCATTATCATTAACATCATATATTTTTATATCATCAACATCCGACACCCACTGTATCCCTTTTGATGTATTTTGAACATCTGCGGTTATTATTATCTCATTATCCCCAATAGTGGATCCATATTTATTAACTTTAAATATTTGAGAGCTTGCGCTCAATCTTATTGATTCTGCAGCTTTTCCATCTACTAATCTTGTAATAGAAGCCTTTTTCTGAAGGTCAGAATGCACACTGCTTACATATATAGTAATAAATTCAGAACCATTATTATTTGCATTAATATATTCATTAAATTTTGCAGCGCTCATGCTTATTGACGAAGACTTTAAACCATTAGAATCATTTAAAACTTGATTCCACTCAAACCCATCTTGATCTAAATCGTCAAGCCTATACCAATCATCGCCGAGGTAATTTACAGCATCTACAGTTTGACCAACAGGCTTAATAGATACATTATTTTCATCTTTAATTTTTATCAATATATGACTCGCGGACGTAACTGATGAATTTCTAAATGTTAAATCTATAGATACATCCGCTTGAGTTTGGTCAAGCTCAAACCCATCCTCTGTTTCAATATAACCAATAACACTAGAACTCAAGTCTATGTCAACAAAATCATAATCTTTATTGTTTTTCTGCCTCAATCTTCCCCTAATAGTCAATTCGTCTTCTTCAAACGAAAGACCCCCTCTGCCCTGTTGAAAAGCAAAACTACCATCCCCGCTCAAAACAAATCCATTAACGCTTTGATCAAGAACCCCTTGCTCAGATTCACTAAACTGTAACCCACTAAATCCTACACTAGCTATAGATCCATAGTTACTACTTTGGTTATCTCCACTATGAAATATTTCTATTCTATGACCTTTAATTTGACCAGCTGTTATTTTGTCGGCAGTCAATGTTTTTATTTTTGCATCAGTTATCGCAGCTTCAGAAATTTGAGCGGTACCAATAAGTGCATTAGCAAAAGCGTGATACGACAGCGTATATCCTGCGCTACTATTTTTAGCAACAATAAAATCACCATCATTAAATTGTTCCAGTTTATCAAATCCATCTGATCCAGCGGGATGAGTATTACTTCCACTATACTGACTAGAATCATAATCCCACCAAACATACCCCGACTTCTCGTAACCCAAAGTACCCGCAGATATATCGTACTTTTCTCCATTTAACCATACATCATGCTGTGCCCAAGATAATATTCCTTTGTTATAGTTATAATTAAATGGATCAGGAGGATCAAGAGCTATTGTGTTTTTAAATTCTGTGGTTATATTTTTTTGAAAATCAACAACATCGGTTGTTTGAACACCCCCAAGAATAAGCTCCAATCCCTCAACATAATCCGCGTCAGGATCAGAGCTTCCAATAAACTTGCTTTTATTTCCTGCTTTATCTACAGCGCGAACCCAAAAATAACCAACGTCTCCTTGATCTCCAATATAAGAAGTTTCAATACTAGGAGAATTTGCGGAAACATTAAATATGCTTGTTGCGTTTGTTATTGATTTACCTGGATCAATAGCATCTGGCGGTATATTTTCTGATGCACCAATTGTAGATTTAATATCACCAACAAACCTTCTATATCCAGAATTATCATCAACAGCCCAATTTTGATTATTATCTTGTAATATTTTCTCATTACCGAGCCAAACTTCGTAATGACTCAGATCATTTGGCGGAATATCTATTATACCATTATCTGATATTTGAGATCCGGGCATACTCCAATTTAAAAAATATGTAGTAAAAGCAGTGCTTCCATTAAAGTTTAAAACTGGCCCAGGTATATCATCTTCAGTCAAACTTATTACAGGTCCAGGAACACCATTTTCACTTCTATTTGAATAATTACTAGGAATAACCTGTATCTTGTCTTCTATTTCATACAAATAACCGCTACCAAAATCATCAAATGGCAATATTTTATAAAAATACCCAGCTCGCTCTTCTACTCCATTCACTGTATTAACTGGCGGATTATCAATTATCTCATTTATATTCACACCAAGCACTGCGTCAGCAGCACCCAAAACCGTTTTAACTAAAGTTGAACCAACCTCATCTTCAGACATAAAAGGCAAACCTTGATCGTTTAGTATAGTAAAGTCAGCGACATTCGATCGGTACAAATTAACTCGCGTAGTTTTTTCTCTTATGCCCTCGTCTGTATAATTGTATCTAAATTTTACCTTTGTAGCTTCAGACAGTGAATCTACAGGAGTTATTATTTGCTTATTAAATCCATCATCAGTAATTGCCGGGGCATAATTAATTGCAGTGCGTCTTTTTTTATCTAATACATTTCCATTGATATCTATTATACCAATTTCTATACCAACACTTCTTTTTCCACTTTCAGGAATACCAACATGCTTAAATACAAAATTATCATAATTGGTATTATTTTCCCACACAGGCTTCCACTGAGAAGATTCATAAGAAGAGTTTATCAACAAGCTTGAGTTTGTATAAGCTTCAATTGGGCCACCCACGGGATTGTCGCTTATACATTCATATACAGAGTTGTTGTTATATACAAAATCTCCGCTCTCATAACTTCTATTCAAGTAAGAAGAGAATTCTCCTATATTCTGACCATCGCTTGTATTTGCCCAAAATTGAGATGAATCACTTGGAATCTCTCCAATAGTTGAAGACACTCCGCTCCACACATCATTTTGATATACAACAAAATCTCCTTTATTATATCTTTTTTCGGTAGACCAATTGGATACATTAAATTCATAAGCAGGAACAATAATCTCAAAAAATTCTTGAGCTTGAGCAAGAATTAAAGGACTTACTTTTTTCCAATTTACCTTATCTTGATTTGGGGCGCCCACATTAGAAGTGCCTATCAATTGATAATAATCACAAGAGACGTCATTAAATGCAGATAGCACACGCCATTTATTTAAATCAACACCCGGAATAGTCATTTCGCTAGAATTTATATCAACAACTGCACTATAAATACTTCCTTCAAATAATACCTTTTCGCGCAAATCGTAACTTTTATTTTGATCAAAAATTTGAATATTTATATTTGGTGATACAACAATATTTCCAATAGTGTAATTATCATTCTCATTATATAAAGCAAAGCTACTCGGACCAAACTCTTGAATGCAATTTAAAACATTATTTTGATAAGTAATTTTATCACTAACAACATAATCGTTAATTCTAGACCACTCATCGTATATAGGTTGAATACTATTTGTATCAATCAATGACTCATACAATAAATTATTTTTTGCAAGCACAATATCTCCAACAACATATGAATTATCAGGATCGTAATCTTGATAATTACTAATATATCCACCATCTTTATATATTTGATTATTTAGATCTCTTGTATACAAGAAAGAACTGAAATTTTTTGTGTTCGGTAGAGAAGCACTTATTGTTGTGTTGCCATCTTGATCTTCAATTAAAGATCTCGAATTAAAACCCTCAGTTAATCCGGTCAAAAATGTATTTGTGTCTACATTAAAAAGAGAACCACTGATACCAAGTATCACCGGAACATCTGTTGAAGATAAAGGAAATCTATATTTATCTATATCTACAGAATTATTATCTTGATCAAGTACATCCCAATTAAATAAAAAATCATCCTCTTGTTCTCTGAATTCTATCTGACTCAACTTTAACTCAGAGAAAAATCCCTTTAATTCAGACCCATCAACACCTTTCTCAACAAGTAAATTTTCAGTCAAATTAAAAACAGGACCCCCGCCATAATTATCAAATCCCTGTAATTGATAATAATACGAATATTGCCAATCTTGATCAAAATTAAAAGTAAAAGAATTTAAATCAAAAGATTCATAAATGTAATCAACCTGATCACCAACCAACAACCAATTTGCAGTATTACCTGGATCAGCAGAAGAACTTTGTCGAGTATGAGAATTTATGCATTCATAAATAAGTCCATCTGAATACAAAACCATATCTCCCTCAAAATACCTAGAACCAATAGTGAAGTCAAAAATTCTTGCATTACTTGATCGCTCCAAATAATCTTTTGAAGCAAGTAAGTCTTTGTTGTCATATATTTGATACTCAGAAGGCACACCCAACAATTTAATATTAACGCCCGAATAATCAGTATCACCCTCTGCCCAAGAAAATGACATGCTAGAAGAAGATAATGATTCGCTAAAATTAAATATTGTGGGAACATGATTTTTTGCATATATTGTGCCTGTTGAAGTTGCACCAAAATAATCAACAGCTATCACATTCAAAGATACATTTCTTGATAAATCTAATGAATCAAACGTATCTTGACTAATATTAAAATTGAATTGCTTATAATTACTCAAGACATCATCTATATTTCCTGGAGCAGTATTTAGGTCTGACGACAAAGAAGTTGCGGTATCTGATAGTGGGTCCAATTGAGAAAAATCAATCTTTTGATCACCATCAAACAACTCAACCCTAAACCCAGAAAACATTGGATCATTTATCAAATCATAATCAACAACTTGCCCCTCCAAAGCATGACCTATTGGAGGATTTAATTTCCAGGAAAATTCAATTTCTCTATCTATATATTCAGAATCAACAATCAATTGATTTGAATCCAAAGAAGCAGACTTTTTAACACTAGTACCAATTTTACTACCTTCAGGCAAATTGTCAACCCGGATGTTGGCAAAAGAAAATGTTCCACTAAACCTCGGGGGCTTAACATTTATTTTTTGTCTGAGAAATGAAGACCTAATCCCAACCAAATTTTCCGCAAACAATTTTACATCAAACTCTCCATAATTTCCCTCTAAAGATATAACCTTACTCGCCACTCCACCCACAAAATCAACAAGTGTATCTCCTCTTCCTAAATTATGGTCAAAAGAATAATTTTTAGAAGTGCCGATAATTTGGTATATTGCATCCAAATCGTTGACTATAAATTCTATTGATATTGCAGTGGATAACATTTTTTATAAAGTTAAATCGGTAATAATTAAATCTTCTGGACTTTCAGGAGCATCCATATCTGCTTGCGGAGGAATTGGAGACCTAGGTTTTCTAGATACACCTTTTTTATCTATGAAATCAAACTTTGAGGAGTTGTACTCAAGACCAGTAACCTCGAATTGATTTTCAGCTATCTCTTTTACATTAAGGACTCTAAACAGTTGACCTTCTAAGTTTCTTTGTATTCTTGAATCCGGGCCAATAATATAATAAACACTGCCAATACTTTCTTGCCCTTCAATTTTCTGAAAATCTGAATATTGAATTGAGTCCAATATTGTTTTCTGGGCTGAAGAGTTTACAAGTTCAACAGCATTTTCATTCACATATACAACAGACCATCTACTATTTATAGAAGAGTCAAAAGAAGAATTAGAAGAGTTTACATTTTCTATATACAGAGTATTGTTTCCTTCTATATCTAAACCATGTCCGTCAAAAAACTCAATCAAAACAGAATCTTCTCCTTGAATAGAATCATTTGAGGAAACAGAATGAAACTCCTTAATTCCAGAAGCGTGATAGCCAGGATTTTCATTGAAATCTATTTCTACATCAACAACTTCCTCTTGATTAAAATCTTCAGTAATTACATCTTCAACTTCAATTGAATCAACAAGAGACAAATAGTAACCATATTGATTTATTCGAACAACTGGCAATAATTTTGAGTCTCCAAGTTGGTACATATCTCCAATTAAAAGCTGTTGTTCTTGTGGGTTTTCGTATACAAAAAGACTCTCAATAACCTCTTTTGAACTCGAGGCGTATTGTACAGCAATCCACCTATTTATACTTAAAACATACCAATAACTATCTTTTATAATATTGTTTGTCCAAAACCATCCAATATCTTTTTCAAAAAGCCACATTTGATCAAGATTAGAAACTTTCGTTCTTAACTGCTCGATATATACCCACTCCAATGTTGGACTAAAAATCCATTCATTATCTGCAGAAACGAATCCTAAAAAATCTGATTGAAGAAATTCTTGATTTTGCTGTTCCTGGGCACCCACAATCTCAAACTGCTCCTGAGTCCAGTCAACAGAATCTCTTGTTCCAATCAGTCCTTTAATTGAATATGGAGCTCCTATATGTATTTGATTTAATGCGTCTTGCAGTTTATCATTATTCTTATACATAAAATAGTGGTCGCCACCTTTATTTAAAAATCTATCTTTACCAATATCAAAAATATTAACAGTATCCTCTGAGTTGAATTTGTATATTTTAAAAGTATGCTTGGTTAGATCGGTAACTTTATATATAAAACCTTCTTCAATTCCTCCAGGCAAAATACCCTCCGAAATAAATGCTATTTCTTCTGCTTCATCAAGACCATGATTAAAACACTTTATTATATTTGTGTTAGTATCAACAGTAAAGTCTTTTTTGTAGTTTATATTAGTTATGATTGTTTTTGATTGTTCTATATTTTGTGCACTTACGGTTTTAATTGAACTTATTGATCCATTAAATCTTAATATTTGAGGTGTATTTACAGATTCAATTTCAATATCTTGATCCTCTTCACTATTATAAACATTATAGGAATTGGAGGTTATAGAAGATTTCCCTTCCATAGACTTTATGCTTTCATTACTCAATCCACAGGAAACAGAAAATTCTATATTCGATACGCTCGGACAATCTTTTATAGATTTATCTATTACTACATATGGAGAAGCTGACTGAATCATCTGTCCGTTAATATTATAGTTTCTACCTTCGTATACCCCCAATACTCTACCACTTTTATCTTTACCAGCCCTATATTCATCAGAAACCTCAAACACCGACCCTGGTATTAAATAACTCGCTTCTTGACCCGCTGTAAACTTAATTGTTTCAGTTTCTAGTTGAGATGTAAACAAAACCCATTTCGCCAACCTTCTGGCTTGAGACTCGGAAGTTATACCAAACCCAAGAGTTTCATTTTCTATATATCCAAGCTTTCTCATACCCTCAGGGTCTTCTTCGTAAACCAAATCTGGTTTAAAATTTTTATATTTATTATTAAACCTAACCATCGAAGCAGTAATTCTTTTGTTTTTATTCATTCCAGAATAAGCAAAACCAGTTTTTGATACATTAGAATTATTAAACATCATGATTGTTTTTTTGTAGGCGTCTTGAGTTGTAAATATTTTCCCACCAGAATATGTGGCCATTCCTCTAAAAATAGCAGTCATAGAGTTTATCATATCTAAGGCTTTTGATCTATCAGTTAAATATATGTTTGTAGAAAACCTTGTCTCCAAAACTGGGTGATTTACCTGAACGGCACAAGCGCCAACAATCATTCTTGCTCCAGAATCCTCACCAATAAAAGATACTCCTGTTTCATCTAAAACTGGGCCCCTGACTAAAATTTTTTTCGTTAAAGGGTTGGCAGATAAAACAGTTCTCTCCTCCACGACGTACTCTTTTTGCCGCTTCGCAGATCTATTTTTAATAATGTCAATCTGGCCATTATTTAATCTTTCATTATTAAATGAATGCTGATACATAAAAAACGCAATCTTTTTTCCTTTGTATGACCCACCATCCCCAAACTCAGACTTAAATATATCAGAAGAACTTTTATTGCTAATTCCAGCATCTATATGATTAGTGAAAGCATACTCTCCAGACTCAAGAACCTTAAAAAACCCAGAATCTACTGTGATCTCGAAAGCTCCTGAAGACCCTTGATTACTTAATTTATTAAATGTCTCAAAAGGTTTTGGTATAGAATTTTCTGTATCAAAGGGGTAATCAGTTTGAACAAGCTCATCACAATACTTTGCCACTTTATACAATTGCCATTTATCGATATTTTCTTCTTCCAGTCCATATTTACCAAGTCCATATCTAAAATTATTTAGCAAATCAAAAAAAATCCAAGCCGGATTATCAGTCCAGTATTTATGCTGGTCAGATATTGTATGAATAGACTGATCACTAGATTCTTGACCTCTAAATAATCCATTCCAAGGACCAACATATTTTCTTGACAGAGGATCATAATTACTAGGCACTAAAACTTTTTTAAGCTTTAAATGATAAGACCGACTAGGAACATTTGAAAAATTTTTACTATCAAAAGTTATCCTAGTAGCAGCAGTATGAGGATATAGCATTTTACTTTCTACAATCTCCTCAACATGAGCAAGCTGCAAATTCCTAACGTTTTCTAGCCCCCCTACGTCGTCATCTTTAACCGAAGGATCGTATTCGGCGCTTAGTTTCACAATTTTAAAAATAATCCCCCCAACTTTTTCGCTAGTAGTATTTAGTCTATTAAAATTAACATCTATGTCAAATTGATAAGGAGATGTTGCTATCCCTGTCAAAGAAAAACCTGAGCCAGCTCCTTTTTTAACAACTCCAGATGCTTGACGAAATGTAGAACTACACCCAGAACGAGAAGCTAGTATATTTACAAAACTGTTATCTCTGTATATATAGATTCCAAAGTAAACTGAATTCTCAATCCGAATAGCCTCTCTATCTTTTTTGCCTCCAACAATAACTGTCTTAGATAACTCAGCCTTAAAAGAAAAGGTTACTTTTGAAACGTTTTCGTTTAAAACTACATGGCTAATTGCCCTGCCCCCCGAATTTTCTACGTCACCCAAAGAAGTGTATCTGGTTTTATTGTATGGAGATGCGCCATAAAGCATTTGGTCATAATCAATTATACTTGAAATAGAATTGGAGAGTATTTTGCTATCCATCTGACCTCCAAGCTTTATATCGGGCGGAAGTTCATCTTCTTTTTCACTTAGAATATAATTAAATGTTCCATTTCCATCTATAGACGTATTTTTGATTTGAACGTCATTCAAAAATATACCTTCTCGCATATCTCCGCCAGATATCGGGCCTCCATATTTACCAACAAAACCTTCTATGGGACCTTCAGACAGTAAATCAACATATGTTATTTCAGTGTAAGACTCTAAAGCTGTCGAAGAAACACCTTTTCTTGTAACTTTTTTAGGAGAAGAATAAAGAGGCATACTTCTTTTTGTTGCAGAAACATTCGTAGATCCTATTTTTACCCTACCATAGCCAACAGGCACAGGAATTCCTTGAGCGGTTCTATTGGTAGCTCCTTGAAGTAAAAAAGATTTGGTTGAAACTGGTGCACTGGGAGTTGGAGATTTTGGAGGTTTAAAAAGCGCGTTCATTGCAACCTGAGTAACCGCCCCCCAAACCATAGAAGTAGCAATAGAAGCTACTAAGCCTTTACCAAATATTCCTATCATAACTGTACTAACAAAACCTCCGTAAGTTTTTGGCACAAGATGGATCTCAGATTGCTTTAATTGAACATTATGAAAATCTGTGGTTAAAACATTTTCTTTTAGATCTTCTTTTGATTTAATTTTGTCGGGCGATTTTTTAAGAAAATAATAATCATCTCCCCTCAGGGAGTGAGTCAATATATAATCAATAAAACCTTCTTGATTCGCATCTATAGCACTAACAGCTTCTTGAGCAGAAGACACATCCAATCTCCACTTTTTACCAAAGCGCTTACCTAGCTTTCCGTGAAGATATACCGTTCTCATTTTACCTTAAACCTTGTATATCTATACACCTACATTCTCATATAAGTAAAACTCATTATCTCTTATGCTATATATGATAAAAGGAATGCACAATTCTTCACAACATTTTTTGTCGTAAGGAGATGGATCGCAACTTCCAATACAATGAGAATGAAATATGTACATCACATCATAATCAACCAAAACCCTCGGGTTTAATATAAAGCTCGTTTGTTTTTTATCGCTCAGATTTTTACACCCAAGGGTATGGAGTGCGCCCGCGCATTCATAAACTATTCCGCAGACTTCTTGATTCGTTTTTTGTTTAGATATTTCGCGTATTTGATCAAGAATACTTTGAGAAAGTTTACTCGATATTATACTTTTCTGTTCCTGGAAACCCGCCAAATCGTAAGCCTTCATATGTAGAATCTTTTTTATTAAAGTCGCCAAGTTCTTGAGACTCAAATCTTTTCTTGCATGCCGTTAAAGTTTTTTGACATTCATCCCTCAACCAATAATCTCTATCAATAAAAGGATGATGTTGTTCGGGTCTTGAGTGAGTTTGCGAGCAAATGAATACGCTGATTGTTTTTTGATATGGATTTTTTGTGTTTAATGGCGAAACTTTTACAATATCTCCGAGCTGATAACCACCCTCCTTCAACTTGGTCCACTCAGGAACATCATCAGAGTCCGCATATAAAGAAGCGTCAGCAACACCCCCTGAACCATTGTATCCAAAACCTTCAGTAAGAGATCTGCCGTCAATAGTCTCAATTGGCAAACCTTTGTAACCGCATCCAATATCACACCTATAAGTCCAATTGCAATAATCAGAAAGAACAATTCGTGCCGGAACAAAAGCTTCATCAAGTTCAAGTACAGAAACAAGCTCCAACTCAATCATTGTCTTATCTTCAGATGTTTTTCTGTTCACAAAAAATACATCATCATTAAACTGCGAATCTGGATCCGACTCACCAAATGGATTTACTCCATTTTGAAAATTTTCCGCATCAAGAAATCTTGCAAATGTACGCTTTCTGGTTACCTTGCAATTAACAAAATCTTCATTTGAATAAAATATTTTAGAAAACAGTCCTTCCGGATTGGCTATTTGCATTTTTGGCCTAGGTAGCGTTCCATCCGACTTTGCTTCAAATCCATCAATTTTAATGGGTAATGGTTGATAAGAATATCCCTGCCAAACAATTGGGTTTGAGCCATTTATCATCGGGCAGAATCTATACACAGGCTCAGCTCCTATATTGACTCCGTATAAATCTTTTAATTCGTCAAAATTAGCTTGAAGATTGCTAAAATCTAGTTCATACAAATCTATTAGCGCATCAGGCGTTAATGTAAACAATTGTTTATTTAAATTTGATTGTGGTTTTGGCATAGTTAAGAACTTATATATATATTAACCAAAGACTCAACAATTTTATATACAGAAGAATTAGAAATCGCAAGAAGCGACCCATATCCCTGGTCATACGGTATAGAAGATGCATAAAATTCCGCATCAATTTCGTCCACAAAAACTATATCATCCAAAGATCCCGATTCTTGATTCACAGAGCTTACCCCGACAAAACGATCTGTATTTTCTCCCTCAAATACAACACACCAATATGCAGTTTTTCCTGCTGGAATTTTATTTGTTTTATTATTTTCAATAAATTGCTCAACCAAAAACCTTGGATGATACGCAAAATAATCAGGCATACCTAACTGAGATCTTGCCATTGAAGTTATAACACCTCTATTGTTTTGAAAAAATTTATTTGCCACACCGTTATATGTATCTGTCAAATATCGATCTCCATCTGGTCTTACAACGGTAAATATTTCTCCTCCGGCCAGTCCTTCTGTATAAGACTTCGACATCCTCACGGTTTTATTTGCCAAGTCAAACGGCAAAGACGTGTCAGACGGCAAGGTGAAAATAAAATCATCAGCAATCAAATCGTCTTGTATGATCATTGATATATCAGCATTGCCATTTTGAGTTAATATCGAAAACTCAACATTATCATTATAAAAAACCATTGCGTCGACATCAATAGTTTCATCTCCACCATTTTTTGCATACATTCTTTTCTTAACGCGGTCATCAATTTTTATTTCTTCCCCAACCCCCTGGATTGAAAACTGAACAGGGGACTCGCAAAGTAATTCTCCAGCGATTGGCATAATGGGAGTAATTATATTATCCACTTGACTTGCGGACATCTCAATTGGATATTGCTCGAATTTTGCGCTTATACTATGATTGTTTTTATAGTTGTAAGTGTGTGTCCATTCTTGGCATACGAAATTTTTCAATCGTTCGTACGGAGCAGGTGGATTAAATTGAAAAGGAATTGCGCCGTAATGTTGTTCAAGAAAATGAAGTATTGCGCGAGCTTCTGCATCATCACGGTTGTTAAAATTCAGTTCCAAAGTCAACAAGCTTTCATTTATTCCATCTCGATATATTTGACTATACCCGGCCCCCATTCCAATTTCATTTAATCGAGGCTTTTGAGAAACACTTAAAGTTAAAGACGGCTTCCAGAAAAACTTCCTAGACCAACAATCAGTATTTACATCAAGATGATATCCATAATTCCTATTCCATTCTACTTGCGTTGCGGTTGGATTTTTTCCTGCATACGATTGATCGCCATACCAATAATAAAACTTCTTATTTTCTACATTATAAACAATATCATTTTTTTCGTAATATTCGCTATCAGAATATTCATCTATATCAGCAACAAAAAGACCATCTAATTTTTTGAGTATTGAAGTATCTAAATTTCTAAGTTTTACAGATATATCATTATCATTTTCAAAGTTTAAATTGTGAGTCCAATCACTACAATAAAATGTTTTGCTTTGAACTTCTGTATTGTCGTATGGATGAAATGTTGAATCGCCATCCCACTGAAACCCTGAAATTCCCTGGCTGTATTTTAAATTAGGAGAAGGAGTATCTTGCTCATGTTGACCTTGATGATTTTCAAGAAAATGAACAATTGCATTTGCTTCTCTATTGGTTCGATTTTTGAATTTCAAATCAACCTCTATATTCAAGCTATTGATATTTTTGGGTTGCAAGATATAGTAACCATTACCATATTCATATTTATAATTGTTTGCGCGAAAATTAACCGTACTACCATAATCAGCATCAAAGAAAAATTCATCGTGTGTCCATACATTTGTATTATCAGATGGCTCTGCATTAATCGCGGTGATCGTCAATTCACTTGGACCAGCTGGCTCGATATTCTTAAATGATCCTTCGACAGGTAAAACATTTATAACCGATCCATTTAAATCAGGATTACCATTCAGTGATGATACGTCACTCTTAACATCAATAACTTTATATATACCGTCGTTATTTCCAGTTGATCCATCAATATTCAATAAATGCCCAACCTTTATTTCTGCGCCAGGAGCATCAAGCAAATTAAATGTATCCAAAACGTAATGACTCTGACCGTCACTAGTCATTGGTCCATCAGGAATCAAAGACAATCGATTATTATCTTGTATAAAAATTCCCGCACCATCAACAGCATCTTGTCTCGCATAATAAAACAAACCATCGCCTGTATAATATACAAAATCAAACTTTTTATAATCAACTCCTGTTTGATAATCGCCGGAATAATTTGACACATGCGTCAAATACTCAGACTTGAACAAATTACCTATAGACATTACTTCACAATTTCTTTTATGGTTATATTGCCTTTTGCATATTGACCTTCAGATATGTTCATCGATTGACTTTGTATTTTACCACTTGCAGAAAATCGCGCAATTCTTTCTCCCTGTAGAGACAATAAGAATGCATCTATTTTTGAATCGCTCAGGCCAAACGGACTAGTAGATTTTTGTTGATCGCCGTAGACATTCAAGCGCTCAACCATTTCATTTGATTCGATAGTCATTTCTTTCTCGATACTACCAACAGATACCCGCACAGGCACTGTTCCATCTGCGCGAGTGTTTATTGATGTATGCTCATTTGCTCGGATATGACTATGAACTTTTCTATTCACAACTATATTATATTTTAAACTTGCAATCTCAAAATCATCCTGGTCACCAGCGCTCGCAGAAATTCCGCCAAACGACTTTAATGAATGCGCGAAATCAATTTCACTTTTACTAAACCTTCTATCAATCTCTCTTTCAACACTACCATATATATCATAACTTGCATTAGCACGAACAATTTGAAAAGGACTCATATCAAAACTAAAAGACTTAAGATACATGTTATCAAATTTATATCGACCAACTAAATTATCATTTATGGGTTGCTCGCTCATACCTTCTGCAATTTCAAACAATCTGCTTATTGTATTTGGATTACCGCCCTCGGTAAACTGTTCGGCGGATATAAAAAATGATACTTCCAACTGACCGCGCAATCCTTGAGTCGGCGCGAATTTAACAAATTCAGTTTTTGCGCCCAATATATTTTGATCAAAATCACCATACACTCGCTCAACTTCTAAATTTGGAGCGATCGACAAACTTGCGCTATTCGCAAACAACTCTTTGCCGCCAATAGATATTTTACCATCTTCGAATCTCAATAATGGATCGCTCATCAATTGTGCAGTGTTTCGTATCCTTTATATGTTAAAGATATACTCATTTCTTGTTCTGTACTACTGTTTACGCTTTCGCTAATCAAACGAACATTCTTACCAACAAAACTATTTATTATATCTGTTGGCGATTGAGCATCAAATATTTCGATACTCACATCACTTTTCGGTGCAGCTTGTATTCGGTCTTTTATTTCTCGTATTTCATAATCATCAGCAATGATAGTAAAATTGATATCAGTTTCTATAGGATATTGTGTGTCGATTTGTATTGGATCTAAATTTTTTGTATCCGCAGTGCCAGCATTCCAATCATCAACACTTCCTTTGGGTAGTGCATATATTGGTTGAGTATTGATTGCTCGACTGTAACTAAAATCACTGATCGCATCGATTGTAAAATCACTCACGGTGACACGCATGCTCGATTGATCAGGATATCGTATGGGTGGATGAGTTTTGGTTGCTGTGCTTGCCGCGACATCCTTACCCAAACTACCATAAACAGTAATGTCTACTTGAATATCCGGAATTTCACCGACACTACAATTCACACTGTATCTCGAAATTCTACCTTTTGTAAAACCAAATCCTTTTGAGTCATTGTCGTACAATATTACGCCTTCTATTTCTTGTTCATCTAGAATGTATTGTCCAAGAGAATTTGTTTCCAATAATGGGTCTGTGCCAACCATTTTTCTGTTGACACTAAAATTGCCTTGTAATGGACTATCTATTGTTGCATCAATAAATCCTACGCCCGCAACGCGAACTGGTTTTTCGCTTATACCATAGTTGCCATCAACACTTTGTACGCCTAGCAACTGATAGCCGTTGACAATTACTTTTTGTTCGTAATTTGAATAACTCATAATCAATCACTTAATAATCCTCCTGGACGTTGCTCCTCAACAATCACAGAAACAACTTGCTGCTTTATTCGTTCTGCCAACTGAGCATTGCTTTGCTCATCATTCGAACGGTCGGCTGGATTTTGACCGCTTGATTCGTTTTCTTTTTGTTGTTTTTGATTGGATGAACCGCGCTCCATGTTTATGGAAATACTAATGTTGTTTGTGTTTCCGCCAGTTGACCCAGTTTCGCTTGATCCTGCGATTTTACTGACTGCGCCACCATCATAAAATTTTCCTGCGTTTATTTGATCAAGCATTGGCTTGCCAATTTGACGAGCGCTACTTGCGCGAATAACATACTCTCCCTCACTGAGCATGGCTGGTATTTGGTCGATGCCAGATTTTCCTGCGATGTGACCACCGCTGGCGTATTTGCGGATTGGGCCGCCATCAAATCTTTTTAAAGTGGTTGTCATACCCTTTGGAGCGGTGATTTTTGGACCAGCTTCTGTCCCAAACAAATCCATTTTACCCAATCCATACATCAATCCGATACTTGCAACCATTCCCAGCAACTGCCTGCGTTTTGCTTTTTTGGCTTGTCGCTTTGCTTCAGCTTCTTGACGAATACGTTCTTCTTCTGAAAGTATTGATTGTATTGCGCTTGTATCTTCCCCCAATCCTACATTTCCAGATTGAGCATAAAAAGCGCCACTCATTGCTTTTCTTTGATATAATCTACCAGAATCAAATCCTCGCCCTCCTCCAAAATTAGATGCCAGTGCAGAGCCTTGTGCTGCAGGACCTCCTGGCGCGCCTTCTCTTCTTATTTTTCCTTTTGATAATAAATCATTTTCTACAGCATTAGCCAAGGCGGCTTCCTGTTTAGCTTTTGCTTCAAGACTTTTTGAAATTATTGTGCCAGCAATTTTTCCTCCAACGGGGATTTTTTGTTTTTGAATTTCTCCGCCATCAGCAAATCCAGGTATGCTTCCACCAGCATTCATTCCGTGCATGAATGATCCGCCATATTTATTTACTGCATCGCGACTCATCACATATTCGCCATTGCTTACCATCGCAGGTACTCCACCACCCTTTGAATATTTGCGAACATTTCCACCCTTTGAAAATCCCATTGCGCCAACCATTTGGTACGCCATTTTTTGCATCATTGCTTGCTGAATCATTCCGAGAAATCCAACCGCGGCATCCATTAGTCCTTCTTTTATACTTTTTGTTCCATTGATTGCTTCGGTCATTGCTCCGGCAAGTCCATCGGCGAAAGCGCCAGGAATTTTTTCTCCAAGTTCATAGTCCATGTATTGAACTTTCTCGCGGATCGAATCCATTCCTTCTCCAATACCCCTGCTCATTGCAGATCTATCATCTCCAGGCAAAGCTTCGCCGCGTTTGTATTTTAATATTTTTTCTCTTAATTCTAGTTCTGCGCGACTTGCATCATTGTTTGCTTCTTGTAATTGATTCAGCCTACTTTGTTCGGTTACAGTTGACTTTACTTTATCTAATATGTCATTCTTCTTACCGTCTATTATATTTTGATATTCTGCAATTTGTCTGTTAATTTCTGCTTGTTCATCTGTACTTGCAGAACCTTTGCCTTTATTTAATTCATCGATTCTTTCTTGAGCCATTTTTTTGGTTCGGCCAACTATGTTGGCAGAGGTCATATCATTGATACTGAGTCCTGTTGGATCTAAATTTAATTCTTTGAATTTGGAAGTAATCGCGCTCCTAGATCCTGCCAACCTAGATTGTTTTTGCAAACCAATTCGTGCCTCCAATTGTGCGCGGTCGAATGCTATATTTTCATCCTGAGATCTATAAATTCCTCGACCATGTGTTGGCATTTGATATAGTGCTCGACGAATTCTTTCTTGCTGTTGATTTAAATCGATATCAAATTGAGCTTTATCTTTTAATTTTTCTGCTTCGGCAATTAATACTCTCATTGCGCCAGCTTGTTTGCCCAACTCAACGTTCGTTTGTTTATCTAAATGTAACTTCTGTTCTTTTAAATCTAATTCGTTACCAGCGAGCTGCAAATTTAATTCTGATTGACTGTATATATTTAGTATCTTGTCGATTTGATCTTCTGTGGCTCCATTTTGTTTGAGTATTTTTTTCAATCGATCCGCTTCTTTTTTTATCAATTCATCGGTCAACTCCACTTGTTTTGCTGCAGCAGCTTGTTCTTCTGGAGTTTGCTTTTGAAACTCAGCCTGTTCTTCTGCTTTTAGTTTTTCTTTATATAAACTAATTTTTAATTTTTGTTCAAGATCGGCATCGGTATTTATTAAATTTATCAAGCCTTGTTTTTTTGTTGATTCCGCGGAAACTCGAGCAAGATCATATGCCTCCCCAGCTTTATTCAATCCTTGTACGTATTTCATTCTGGCTTTTTGTTCTTCAGATATAAAGCCGCCCATTAGTTTCAATTCTTGTTCAAGTATATTACCTCTTTCAAGATATCCTTTTTTAATATCAAACTGCGCCTGAGCTGCCGCTTTTTGAGACTCAATCATTGCTTTTTGGATATTGAGTTGGAGAATTATTGCTTCACTTTGATCGTGCTCTGCAGTGATTTGTTCTTGATAAATTTTATACAATTGAGACCTTAACGCCTCAATTCTCTTTACATCTTCTGTGTCATCAACTTTAAAAAAATCTATTTTTTCTAAATTTTTTAAAAAATCAGATGACTTTTGCAGCTCAGGCTGACCCTGTTGTTGTATCTTGCCTTTTTTATCTCTTGTGTAAGATGGAAATAAAAATTTTTCATCACCCATAGACTCTACAGCTTTTTTCATAGAGCCGACCTGATATTGTTGCACATTCTGAAATTCATTTTGTTGATCTCCTTGCTCGCGGTATTTCGAGATCTGATCGATTTCTTCCGCTGACGGGCCAAAAAAGTCAGAAATTAAAGGTATTTTCATTTTAAATATTGGGTTATTCGGCCCCCTTATAAGAAAATCTTTTTCGTTGATATCGGGAGGCGTAGTAGCCGTGTACTTTGGGGCAGCCATTTTCATAAGCTGCTTACCCTCTTGACTCATATCATCAAATATGTTTTTAGAAAATGCTTGTATAAACTTTGGACTTGTACCCACAAAAGAAGATATAACCCCTTGTTGCCTTTTTAATTCTGCATCTTTTAAAGCTTTTGTATTTTCTTCGGTTGCACTTGCCCAACCCTGATACGCTCCAACTGCACCTCCGAGCGCTATTACCAGCGGTGCGCCGGGTCCAAACATTGGTGCGATCATACTTGCCATCATTGCTCCAGAAGCAGCGCCGCTTAAGGCTCCTCCTGCGGCATACATACTTTGATTACCTCCTTGAGCGCCCATTCCCCCTTGTTGTAAAAAACCCGCAGCCATTGGTGCTCCAATCATCATTGCCATGCCAGCGTTTCCTGAAAAAGCTCTCCCAAGGCCAGAAGAAAACCTTCCCATTTTACCTCCGATTCCTGTGGCTGAAGATTTTTCAAGAACACTCAATTTAGCTCTGGTTTTATCTAGATTACTTGTAGTACTCTTAAGTTTTGATTGTACTGCCCTATACTCGCTAGTACCCTTGGTAAGCGTTGACAGCTCTTGATTATGTTTTTGTATAGCTTGTTCTCTTTGCTCTATTCTGCGATTTAACTTCTCTATTTTTTTAGTATGTTCTGTAGTAGCTTTTTCCCAGTTTTGTCCAAATTTTGTGTTCGCTATAGAACTTTTTATACCGTCTAGGGGGTTAAAGTAATTCGGCACAAATCCATTCGCACCAAACACATCACGCAAACCATTTGGCTCATCATGTGTATTGGTTACGCCGAGGCCGAGGGGGTTTCCCTTGCCCATGAGTGCGCCGTGTGAGCCCACACGAATTTGTGAAACTGGAACACCAGCCGATTTTTCTCGGCCTATTGCATCAGATAATGGATCGGCGAAGTTGGGAATGTGGCCGTAGGCTTTACCTTTTTTGGGTAAAGATTTTAAATCAAGTGGGGTTTTAGTTGTGGGGTCTGAAGAATAAATTTTTCTGGCAAACCCCATTACATTTTTTAAATTTGTATTAATTTTAGCCTCGGCACCTTCACTTCCTTGGTTCTTACCTACTTCAAAAAGTTCGTATAATTTTTTATTTGGGGGCAAGTCGATAAGTGCATTGTCTGGCCTTTCATCTACTTTCGCACTTTCACCTACAGATCTCAATACCGACTTGGTGACTGCTTCGAAAATATGACCGGCTACTGTAGCCATTTTGCTTTTTGGTAAATCTTTTTCTATTACAGCAGAATTCATTGAGCCATAACCAAAAGTTTTAAGCATGCCGCTTGCAATTATCGCACTTCTTTTCTGCAGCTTCGAATTTATTTCATCATCATATCTTTTAAGACCCCTTCTTTCATCTTTTTCATCTAAAGATTTAAATTCAACATCAATTTTTCTTGGCTGAGCTTTTTGCATTGCTGCCTTTTTGTAAAAAGATCTTCCTTTTTTATTGTATATGCCACTATCAGTCCCACTTCCGCCAGCTACATAAAATGTTTGTTTGGGTTTATCTGGACCCAAGGAAGCAGAGAGTCCTATATACTCACTTGAACCGGCATTTAGATATTTTGTTTTTTTATCAATTTCCTGCATGATTGCGGGATTACTTAAATCTATTCTTGGTTTAGCTCCGACACCCTTGCCACCCCTTGCAAAATTCGGAATATATCCCCCTGCAGCATATGGATCGAATCCATGTATACTACCAAATGCTTGTTGATAGTTTTTTCCAGCTTTGCTTGAATGAGGAGGCATGATTGCAGGTTGACTCATACCTTTGAAATTCTTGACTTTTTCTGCGCTATTATATATAACTGAACCTTCGCCAGGCATGTTCATGCTTCGAATATTTCCAGCAGCATATCCACCCTGCGCAGCTTGTGCACGTTCTGGGTTTGCATAATTAGGAATATGCCCACTCGCTTTTTTACCAACAGGTGTTAAATTCGCACCATAACCTTTTCGATACAATGTGCCAGCCATGCCAGCAGTCAATTTGTTTAATGAGTTAGCCTCAACAACTTGAGCTTTGAGTAGACCAAGTATAATTTTTTCTTTTTCGGTGCGGCCAATATCTGTGCGCAACATTTCTTTGTTGAGTGCTGCGTTTTGACCAAACAATGCAACCAAGCTTGTTTGTATGGCTTTTTGTTTTTGTTTTTCGGTTGTTACGCCGACCAACGAAGTTAAACTTTCTTTTGTAAACTTTAATGCTTGACCAAATAATTTGAAAAATACACCCGCGAGAACCACCAATCCTGGCCCAGTAATAACATTACCAATACCTTTAAGAAGGCCAGTAGCAAAACTACTTCCAGTACTCTCTCCATCACCCAATACTCCGCTCAATCCTTCAGCAAGACTTTTGACAGAGTTGAGAATCTTTTCCATTCCCGGAGCAAGTGCAATTTCTCCAATTTGCGTACTAACTTGTTTGATAGCAAGTCCTGTTTCTGTGGCAACTGCAGACATTGTTTTGCGCAACTCTTCATTCTTTTGTATAGCTTCATCTGTAGCGCCAGCAGATATTCTGGTAGCTTCAGCCATGATACCATTTTGCTTCGCGGCATCACTCAAAACAGCTTTCAAAATATTGATATGAAACAGCCCACCCATTGTTTGAGTAATTTGAGCTTTTTGCGCAGCGCTAAGAGTATCAAACGTATTGGCGAGATCATTCAGTATACGTTGTGCACCAATTGTATTTCCCTCAAGATCGCGAACTGCGATTCCTAAATTTTCAAGTTGATTGAGCGTATCAGTTTTTCCTGTTTTTGTGAAAATTGTTTTCAACGCATTACCAATAACCGCACCACCACGAGCAGTTTTTTGCTGAGCGGCAGTTACAATACCCACAAGTTCATCGATACTCACACCAGCACTTTGAGCAGATTGACCAGTACGAGAAATAGCGTCCGCAAAATCTTGCGCACTAACCGCAAACTTAACATCAACCGCAGCAAACTTACTAACCAATTGCGTAGTATCTTTGATTTGCGTGCCGTATGTGTTCATCGCAGCAGTCAAAGATTTTACCGCTTCGGCAGAATCCATGCCAGTCAAACGAGTAAGAACCAAAGCATCTCTCGTTCTTTTTAGAGATTCTTCAACACCCAAGCCCTGACGAGCATATTCTGTGGCAGCATCTGCAGCAACTCTGAATGCCGCACCAGTTTCTTTTGCCACTTTAAAAAGTCCATCACTAAATTTTTCTAAGTTTTGAGCGCTCAAACCCATAACCACATTAACATCAGCCATGGCTTTCTCAACCTCAACAAGATTTTTAACCATACCCTTGAATGCATTAGCCACACCATTGATGATTGCCATACTCGCACCGAACGCAAGAATACGAGCATTCGCAGCTTCCATTGATTTGGTAAACTCATCGGCACCACGCTTCATGTTACCCAATGGCTGGGTGGCGCCCTTGTCATCAACCGTAATTTTAATTGGTTGACGACGAATTCTATTTACAGCCGCCTGTACCGCCGCTTCAAGCGGTTTGGTATTACCATGTACATCAAGATCAATAGCCATATTTCCTTATTCCTTAGATAAGGTATTAATACACCAAAATTATGTCACACCATGCAATTTCATCAAATCTTCCATATTTAATGTTCCACCTTTTTTCTTTGCTTCTTCATGTAAATCAACTCCACCCTTTGGTTTTTTGATTCCCAATTGTTCATAATCTTCGCGTTTTGCGCCAACGATTGTACCACCATCTCCTTGAGAAAGTTTGTCTTTTACTTTGTCACGCTCTTCTTTTGAACTGCTACCAAATTCCAGCAATTTCGCGGGATCTTTTCTTATGTTCTCAGGTATATTTTCATTTGAGTCAAATATATTTTTAAACACTCTAGTATATACGATCAATCTTATTTGATTGTATGTCAATTCGCAAAATGGTTTTCCATAAAATTGTAGACTATCTTCTGCAAAGCTGAGATATGGATTGTAAAAATCTTCTAGTATTGTATATTGTATATTTTCTTCGCTGAAACTTTGAAAGATGTCGTTGTATGTAAAGATTATTTTTTTTATGTCGTAATTTTCAAGCTCATCAAACACCTCTTCGCTGAACAATTCTGTTTTCATTTCGGCATCTTTAAAGAAACTCTTGATCATATAAAAATCATTGAGTCGATCTTTTGCGTACTTTTCACATGTGTTGCCAACAAGTTGTATTTTTTGTGTTTGTTTTTCGAGCAGCAATTTTTCTTCTTTTTCAATCACACTTTTTTGTCGATCAACATCTTTTTTGAGCACAAGCTTGGTTAATGCTTTTTTTAAATTCTCAAGATAAAGCGTCTTCTCGGTGATCACACGTTCGTCTTCATCAAGCCATTGACCTTCCCCCTTCAGAAACTCAAGCATGTCCGCCTCGGTGGGCACACCACGCTTCAATGCCTCATTGTGATAACGCTCTTCAATTTCCTCAAGCTCCACTTGATCATGTGGAGTGAGATGTTTTATATATACAAGCTTGTCGTTGAAAAGCGTGCTAGAGTAGCCGCGAACAACGTCCCTAAAGATTCTTCTGCGCTTTGTCGATTCCACGCATTATATGTTTCCTTCTTCGATGTCGTTGTCAAGCTTTTCAAAATCAGCTTTACCTACCGCACCGCTACTATAATACCAAAAGCTATAAAGCGCCGCAATCTTTCCGCCCACAATGTCATACAATTCATCTCCCTCTTCTTCCATTTCATAGTAGGTTTGTAATTTTTGTTCAAAGTCACGCCCTGCAAACAATGCGGTCATATCATCTTCATCTGATTTTTGTAAAAATGTAAGATTCAATATGTACCATTGTATAACTTTATTTTCTGCTCTAACATCAGCAGTATGATTGAATAAATTAGAATATGATGTTTCAACATTAACAATATCTTTTCGCAGAGTAGCAATTTCTCCCGCGATGTCTTTCATGCGTTGAGTATCTTCATCATTTAAAGTGGACGATTTAATTCCAAGCTTTTCACTTTCTTGAGACAGTTCGCCGTACTTAACATACATACTTGTTAATGCTTTTGCATCTTCCTCGGCAAGCAGTCCACCTGTGTCGCTGTATTTTTTTGCAAGCATTGCTTTTGTGAGCACGCCTTTTTTAATACAATTACTCATTTCAACACTAAACTCCAGCTCGGCTTCTTCAATCTGGCGGCGCGTGGGTTGCTTCATTACAATGCGATACGGCACCTTGTCGGTCACTTCTTTAGTCACAGACACCTCTTCGGTCTCGCCTGTTTCGGGATTCTGTACGCTGCTTGTTTCGGTGCGTTTTACTTTCTCCTCTTTTTCAAACGTAAAACTATAAATTTCACGTAATTTCTTTCGAGTATCATCCATTGTAGGAAGCGTTTTTTCTTGTGTTGCTGATTCTGACATGATTATTTAAATGTAAATGCTATAGTATAATTATCTAAATCACCTTGAATATTTCTAATTGTTTCGTTGCCAATATCCAAAGTTCTTTTGCGAAGATGTTGAAGTTTTTCTTCATCAAAGTAATCGGCCTGATCAACAATAGGGACACAACCCTCTGGTAGATTATTTCTTAATTTACTGAAATTAATCTCATGCTCTTTATGTAAGTCCTCAAGCATTACGAGGAAACCCTTAAAAAGGGAAACCGTATTCCTGTGACAACATTTTCTAAAAATGTCTTCTGCGTTCATTAAACCTTATACCTTGAAATGAAGTACACAAAAAAAATTCTTTAGTGTAAAACAATTTATGGCAGAATTCCTATCACCTTCTGAACGAGCGAGCATTGCAGCCAACCTACTTGATCTTCACGACACATTCGGAAGAGAGATCGTTGTATATAAAGAAGCACAAAAAGTTGTAATCAGTACCGATCCAGGATTCAATAAACTATATGGAAATGCGGGAAAAAACACACCAAGCGTAGAAAATGTACCTGTTCGCAAGGTTTTCAAAGCGCGCGTCCGATATGACACCGATCGCAGTCTTGAATATTTTGGAGAAACAGATGCTCAAGTGAAAGTAAATCGACCAGATCCAAATAGCACAGTACGCATCAAATTAAAAGTAGAAGATTACGAGTATATAAAAGAAGCCAAGCGCGTTGAACTTGATGGTAGAATGTTTCATGTTGAATCGGATCCGCGACCACACGGATTGTTTGATGTAATACAATTCACAACTCTATTTTTGAGACCCATCGAAGCAAATGGCCAATCCACTAAATAGATCAATCAAAACAACTATTGCTCGACAGCTCAGCAAAGATAAAGAATTACAACTAAAAGTAAGATTGTTGATCGAAAAGCAATTTCGCGTTGCAAAACAAAAAATGATGAGTGAATTTGAAGGTCACGCAGTAACCAGAGAGTTGAGGTCAGGACCAGGAAGTTCTAATATAAGTGGAACATTACCCGAAGGAAATCTTTTTGGATTTATTGGTTTTGAAGGTGGTGCAGATCCTGTGAGTGCAATCGAAAAAATGCTAGCAAAAACAGATATTATAATACGTCGCCGCAAAATGGGTACATTTGGATTTGTGTGGACTTATATGGTTACCTCTCCATCAATGCAAGACTTGTATGCTGCAACTCCACTACCATGGGCCAGTGGATCAAGTTGGTTGCGCGAGCTTGAGGGTCGCGGCATTCCCAATCTAGGACAATACATGCACAAACGAATCAACTCTAGCCGAAGTGGTGCTGGTTTTCAAAATCGCAATCGACCAGAGGGAGGACGTGTACAAATACCATACATAAAACAATTATTACAACAATTCGAAACAAACTTAAACTCAATACAAGCATCAAGAGTATCAAGTAAATATTTTTAAAAATGAAACCGCAATTCCAACATGAATTAACAACAAGCTTTATGCTTTGGGCTGACAATTTTATAACAGACAAGGCGGATGCTTTTCAAAACTATACATCACCACTTTATCCAATGGGTACAGACGATCAACTTGGAGCTGGATTTGTAACTTACAGCAGTCCTCACAAGCAATGGGTATTTGATGAAAGTATTGACGATGTGCAGGTTCCAAGTGGAATATACAACAATGGCACATTTATGGAGCGTGGAGATGATGGACTGATCATTGATTTTGATGATGGCCGAGTGATACTTGATGCATCTTTTGGAGATAGCAATACCAATCTTAGCGGTTCATATTCTGTGAAAGAATTCAATTGGTACATCACAAACCAAACCGAAGAGCAACTTATCGTGGAAAGTAAATTCGATTCTAATGGGAGGTTCAAGCAAGAACTCTCAGGAATTGCACCTCACAAACAAGTTGTTCCTGCAATTTTCGTAAACCCTGAATTGGTTGAGAATGAACCATTTGCGTTTGGCGGTGAGGATAAAACAAGCACCAACATTCGATGCGTAGTTTTCGCGGAAAACACCTATCAACTTGATGGGGCCATGTCGGTTTTCGCCGATTCAAAAAATGAAGTTTTTCAAAAAGTTGAGTTCTCAGACTACCCACTTACTGAATATGGAGACACCACTGGGTTTAATTATTCGACATTAATAAACAGTAAGCGTCGAGATCTTTTTCATGTGGAAGATGTGCGCTGCTCCAAGCTTAGCGACCGCGTTAGCAAAAATATTGATCCATCCCTTTTCGTGGGATTCGTTGACTTTGAAATCACAAACTTAAGATTTCCTAGATCATAATTTCCCTTTAATACTTAAAAAATGTAATTAACAGCAGAAATTTAACTTCAATTTTATACATATCATGGCAAATAGAGCAAGAGTAATTTATCAAAGTGAGGCGTTGTATGCTGGTACAGTAGACGCCACAGGTCACCATTTTTTAGTTAACGGAACTGGTTATAAAGATCAGGCTACGGCAGATGCAGCAGGTACAGCCACAACAGGAATCCAACAACTTCATAGAGTACAGAGTGCAAATTATAGTTTTTCAATCAACCGTCAAGACGTCAATCAATTTGGCCAACTTGCAAGAATTGACAGTGTTGCCATTGAGCCGCCAACAGTAACATTAGATTTCTCATACTATTTGACAAATGGATTCAATGAAGAAACACTTGGTTTTAACATTGACGGAGGTACAGACTCAACATGGTCACAAGCTTTAAGTGACGAACTTCTCTTGGGAAAAACTGCAGATGCAGACAATCCAGGTGGAAAAAACTTCTTTATCTTAACAACCGCAGAAGGTAGTGATGCAGTAGGTTCTGATTTGTCAGCAGAAGCTGGAAAAAGTACTATTGCTCTTGGTAATGGATTTGTTTCTAATTACTCCATTGAAGCTGCAGTTGGTGGAATGCCAACAGCAAGTGTGACAGTTGACGGATTAAATCTTAGAAGTTATACAGGTACAGCAGATCTTGATAATCCTGCAATCAACACAACTTATGGTATACCCGTAACAGATAGTGAATTTTCTTTACCTCCAGCAGTAAGCGGTAAAAGTGATGCTGGTGCAGATGGAATCTGGGGAAATGTAGACGATACAGACGGAGACGCAGGAATTGCGTGTTTGCGCCCAGGAGATATTTCATTAAGCCTTGGTCTTGACGGAAGAGCTGGAGAGTTTGAATTGTTACCATCAAAAGATCCTATGAATGATTACGAAGGTAGTGGTTCAGCACATATTCAAAGTTTTAGTATTGATGTTCCAATCAGTCGTAGTGTAATCAATCGCCTGGGTAATCCATACGGATACGCCCGAGTAACAGATTTCCCAGTAAATATTTCTGTCTCTGTCAGCGCTATCTTATCAGATCTTAAAGAAGGTAATGTTGCCGATCTTTTATTCAATGAAGAGCAGCATGACCTCACTTTCACAATGCGTGAGCCAAGCCCACAAGGAACAGGGGACGCAACTCTTATATATAAAGTTAAAGGAGCTCGTCTCGAAGGAGAATCATTCAGTTCTTCTATTGGGGACAACAAGAGTGTTGATCTTACATTTACTGCTCAACTTGGTGGACCACAAGATAAAACAAATGGTTTGTTTATCTCTGGTTCGGCAGCATAATTTTATAAATTACCCTCCAAGAGACCCTCGATTGTTAGTTCAATCGGGGGTTTTTTGTTATTGAAAATATAACCTCAATCCGTCTGTTCTAGTTACATCAAAAGTCATTGAACTACTAACCATCACATCTGAACCAATTGAATGAGTATAATTTTGTGATTTTAATTGTGCTCGATTTATTTCAAATACAATATTTTGCGCGACATCAAATGATGTTCTAAAATCAATAAGATCAAAATCCAACTCCGTGATAGGGAATTTTTTCCACAAGCCTGCGTTATTAACATATACAAATGTATAGCTATATGAAATGTTTCCCGAGAAAGTTTCTGAGGTCGGAAGTAAAGGTATCTTACCCCACCTTGAATAACCATCTTTTACGTCTCCTACATTTTTACCAACAGGCAAATTTTCTCCTTCTTTCCAATATGTAATCGAATCGATACAAACATAATAATAATTGCCGTCATCGCTAAAATCTGTGTCCTTTGGCGAGCCATTTACGCTTCTATCAAATGAAGCCGTAGCAATTCGCCTCCAATCATTTTTTTCTACTGCAACATAATAATAATCGCCAGCAATATATGTAGATCCTTGATCTCCTAAAATTCTTTGAGCTACAGGATGCTTGACAACAATATCATATGTATCTGTTTCTGTTAAAAATGAATCAACCTCATCTTGCTCATATCCGCGAAGCACCATGTCCACAGAAAGTTGCCCAATCACAGGTAATTTTAATTTTCTATTAAAAACATAATTACTACCCATCCCATAAATGTCCTGTCGGGCAATAGGAAGATCGATTGAAATATTTTGCACAGCAGCATCAACAGAATCAAGCGATGCGCCGCCCCTACCACCACTGTTTTTTGTGATTGTCAATTTTATATCACCAGGCTTTGTGGTAGAAACCTCGGGGTCGAAATGTTCATCAAACACATAACCATGCCCTTCTCGGTCATGACCGACGTCTCTCATTTGATCGGGATTTAATACAAACTCTTCGCTCGATTCAGTGTTATTTACGCCAAGTTTAACAGCAGGTAAAGTGGGGCGATTTTCAACAGAGTATGCATCATACTTCATGTTGCTGCCTGCGTAACCCAATGTGCTTGTGGGTAATGATCCAACCGATGCACTGTATCCATAATTCATTAAAAATGCATTACCAATACCAATAACATTATAATCCTCAAAGTCTGTCTCATCATTCAAAAATACAAGATCTTTGTGGCCGTCTTCGTGCGAAGCAACGGTTATTATATTGATATCATCTGTTGAAGAATTTTGTAAAAAGTTTTTTAGCACACTACCGTCTTTACCAATATGCAAACCTGCTGCAATTTCATTTTGACCTTCTGCAAATAAATATTCTATATTACAATTAACATCTGGTGCGCGAACAATTGGACTTTGTCCATTTCGAGTTACAAGCTTATCGCTTCCAACAGCTTTAACATCCACTGCTTGATGAGAGAATCCATAATCCATACTCTGAACACGAATCAAATCAGTATATTTTGTACCGTTTTCTTTGTATGCAGGAGCATCGGTTAGTAAAATACCAAGCCTTTCGTAAGTTAAACGAGTAATTGTTCCTTGTGCCACGAATCATATTACACTATTTCTACCATTTAGTGTAATAAACATTGCCTGCCATGCCGAATAGAAGAATATCAGAACTAGACGAAAGCGGACCGTTGTATTTTAATGATGTGCCGTTCAATAGTATTTACACAGAAAATCCATCAGAAGGATCTTCAAGTGATTGGTTTTTAATGAGCGCCAACCCAAAGGTTAGTAACAATAAAATATCTATTCCCAATTTTCAACGCTCTGTATTAAACGATGGATTATATTTAAATGGCGCCCAAACAATTAGCGGGCACAAAACATTTAAAGACAAATGTCATATCACAAAACGTGCAAATATACATGCAATACAAGATCTATCATCAGATGGCCCAATCAGTGGAAAAACATTTGTTGGAACAACTGGGCTGTTTGAAAATGCGGTTGCAGGAACAGGAAATAATATACCCGAAGGCTGCGATCTTACAATTTTTGAAAGCGCAATGTTTGAGGGTAAATTAAAAATAAGTAACTCTCTATCATTTCCAGGAACATTTGACGCGACAGGTGATTTTTCGGCATTAAATTTTACAGTTGTTAGTGGAGCACAAATAATTCAATCAACTTCAACCACAGGAACTTCTAGTTTCTCAGAAAACTTTGATGCGTTAGGGGATCTCAACGCAAGCGGACAAATTTCAGCAGACACATTATATGTTCACGAAAATATATTCTCACAAAACAATCAGAAAATAACATTCAACAACGATCATATACATTTTACTAGCGGATCATCTAATGCTATCGACATCACTGATGAAAATATACAAATTAAAGACAAAATATATGTCAACAATGATAATGTTATAAATCTTTCTAGTTCAACACCTTCTGGAATATTGCATGTAGATGGAACAGGTTATGTGGAAAATATAAGCGCATTGAATGATACTACATATCGTCCGTTTTTTGGTGGCGATGATGAATCAATGATTTTTAAAACACAATTAAGAACAGGCGCGCGAGAATACACAATCGACTTGCCAAAAACATTTCACACTCAACCAATATTATCCACACAATTACAACACACAGGATACATCATTCCACACATCATATCAGATGTAACAACTAATGATTTTAAAATAAAATTCGCAGAAGATATAGATGATAATGAATTTATAATTCACACCACCGCAATGTCCGCGTCAACAGGTGAATTGAGCACAAACAAACAAGGCTTTCAACGCTTCACTACTAATATAACCGCAGGTTCAGATGTATATACAATTTCATTTCCAGAAGAACACAATTTAAAACCGATGGTCAACATTAATATTGAAGCACAAAATGAGATAGTCCCGCACACAATATCTGGTGTAAGTAAAACTGATTATACTTTAATTTTGTCTACTCCAACAACAGAAAATTATACGATACACACCATCTCTACTGAACACGAAACCCAGAGAATAAGTTAACATGCCTACCGACAATAGAATATCCACTCTTCCCGAGCTCAGTGTTTTATATTCTGACATTGACTTGCTTTCACCAGTCGATCCATCCGCCTCAAATGCAGATGCAGATGTACTATTTTTGATCACAAAGTCAGGTCAAAAAAATGAAAAAATAACATTCAAAAATTTAAAAAGCTCGATTCTTGGTAATACAGTTGCGCTCACTGGAGCTCAAACAATAAGTGGAGAAAAAACATTCGCAGATATTTGCACATTTGAAGATACAGTATTTTTAAATGAAGTAGTAGACACAACATATAGCGGAGATATTAGCGGTTATAATTTTGTGGCAGAAAGCGGATTGTTTGAAAAGCTTGGAATTGGCAGTGGTTTTGCAGACAAAACACGAGTGCCAGAATATGCACTTCATGTGGAAGGAGATGTTTGTATTGAAGGAGAATTTAATGCTCTTGGTGAAATTGAATTTGGAGGAAGCCTTGGGCTTAATGATGTTACTGTGTCCGGAGATTTACATGTTAATGGTTCTGGAGTCTTCAACAGCGGATTACATGTCAGCGGAGGCGCTGATTTTTCTGGCTCGATAGATGTCGTTGGTACAGGTAATTTTGGCGGCGACTTAAATGTAACTGGTGATATTTCTGTAACAAATAAAATTGCACACGCTGGAGATGATGATACATACATTCAATTTTCTGACGATCAAGTAGCAATCAAAGCTACAGGCTCGAGCGTGATTGTTGGCGAGTCGATTGAGTTTTCTGTGAGTGGAGATAAGAAGCTTGTGGTTGACTCAGATGGTCGTTTGTTGATCAATTCCGATACAGCCCTCGGACAACTATCAATGAGCGGTTCTGCATACGTTGATGAGCTTTATATTGCAGGCCAAAATGGAGGTTGGGACAAGTTGGTGCCCAAGGGGTACGATGAATCTGTTCATTTCTCAACCAATCTGATTGGCGGCGAAACGACATACGAAATTGACTTTCCAAAAACATTCGGAAATGCACCCGTTGTTCATGCAACTCTACAAAGCGAATCTGGAGAACCTGTTAGATTTTTCAACATTTCAAATATCACAAACAATTCATATTTCATTTCATTCGATCAAGCTCTTGCAAGCAACAAATATTCTATCGAAACACAAGCAACTGCAAAAGATTCGTATTCAATACATCAAACAACAACTCAATCATTCAAAGAATATGTGATTGAAGGACAAGATAATTATACAATAACATATCCAAGTTCATTTGTTAAATCTCCAACAGTATCGGTTACTCTTGAAAGAAAAATATCGTTTAGCGTTTCCGACCCAGGAACTCCTGGCGAAACATTTATGGACAGCTGGGAATATTATATTGCAGTTGATTCAAATACATGGCGCCGCGCAACAACAGCAGAATCTATTCGCGCATCAGGTTCTGCAGGCGATACAGATTTTGATAATGATTTTTATTATGTTTGCATAGATGGTACATTATGGGGCAAGTTACCACTTGCAGCTTCTACAAAAACTGATGCAGGAAACCTTGGTGATTTCGATTATGATGATAATTATATTTACGTATTAACCTCAGAAGGTTGGAAGCAATCAGCAGTAGCAGTATGGAACTCAGAAAGTTCGGCGACAATTGTACCATACATGATATCAAATATAACAGACGCAGATTTTAAAATCAATTTCGCATCTTCATTAACCTCCCAGTACTACGTTCACGTTATTGCTTCGAGATAAATCTTGACAATGTTTCGACTATGTGGTATAGTTGAAGCATGAAAAATCTATTGTACAGAACCAAATGTTATTTGGTAGGCCACATGCAGTATGTGAGCGGTCGTAATTGGAGAGATCATGTAGCAGAAGAGCTTAAACCATTAAGTATTACATGTTTTGATCCATACAAGAAACCTTTTATTAAAGATGTAGAAGAGGACGAAGCAAGTCGTCAAGAAATGGAAACTTGGATGAGTACCAAGCAATACGATCGAGTAACCGAGCGAATGAAAACTGTGCGTGCATACGATTTAAATTTGGTAGATCGTAGTGATTTTATTATTGCGCATCTTGTTCCTGAAGTGGCAAGCTGGGGAAGCGCCGAAGAAATCGTCACAGCTGTTCGCGAAAAAAAACCTGTATTCGTTAGTATGGAAGGTGGCAAAGCAAAGACTCCGCTATGGATGCTTGGTATGTTTCCTCATAAATACATCTATAATAGTGTTGACGAAATCATACAAATGTTGTTCGCCATTGATGATGGAAACAAGCCTATTGATTCTGACCGTTGGCGTTTGCTAAGAAAAGAATATAGATGATACAAATTCTCGCGTCCTCATATTTTGAATTTTTTGCAGGTGATTTTTTAGCCTTTGGATTATTGGGAGCAATCGTTTTTACCTTCCAAAAAAAGAAAGATAATGATTTTTATGGAAAATAATGCTTGACATATTGACGAGTATATAGTATGATCATTTATGCTCACTCAAAAAATAGTAGAATTAAGTTTTGAACATGAGGAGCAGATACTGAATTTGATAAAAGCGTCTATCTTTAATGGAGATGAACTACATATAGGAGATTTACTACCAACAGACAGTAATGTGTCTTCGTTTTACAAGTTAGAAATCTTTCCATTATTATTTGAAGATGAGCCGGTGTTTGGATGTTTTGATCACGAAGCATTGATCGGTATAAGCTGCTGTTCAACCAAGATAAATGATTTCTACAAACTCAAACAAAAAACCGCGACAGGAGTTATCACGATAGTGCATCCTGATTATCGTCAACAAGGAGTAGGAACAGAACTTAGGTTATCTATCGGCAAAGAATTGCACAATCGCGGCATACAAAAATTTGTATTTGACATAAAAAACAACAATCAAGCATCACTAAACAACGCACAAAAAATCGCCGCGCAACTTGACGCAGAAACACAATTGATAGCATTTAAATTCGAGGGCAATACAAATGTTTTTTGACCAAGTATTAGAATATTTAATCGACAAACAAGCATACACAAAGCAACAGCGCCGATTATTTGATGCACTAGCAAGCGTGTTTGTTGAATTTCCGATTGACAATGAACCTCCAAGCTCAGCGGTTGTTGCGCTTGCGGCAAATTGTGGCTCCGATTTACCGCATGCGCTTGCTGCAGGACTAAACTGCATAACCGATCAACATCTTCCAATCAATCAAATCGCGGAGTTTATATCAAACAATCATCATAAAAATCCTATCGATGTTGTGCGCGAAAATGATGGTCGAAAAATTCCTGGCTTTGGACATCCATCCATCAAGCAAGAAGATGCAAGAGTAATTTATCTTATAACCAATTTCGCCGACCTAATAGGTAACCACACAAATTTTTGTTTAAGATTACAAGAACACATGCCTGTTCCAATGAACATTGGATGCGCGATCGCAGCTCTTTCTCTGGACAATGGAATTGACCCAAGTAATTGTTTATTCCTTCCATTGATGGGTAGAATGTTTGGATGGCTTAAACTTTACAACAAAACTAAAAACAAATTCAATAAAGTAGTTCCTTCTTTTGAGAGTATAAAAAATGAACATTCGTCAATATCTGATTCACCGCAAAGGATCAACTGATCTTTCGCGATTTGCTGACTTTTCGCGGCAATTAAAAACAAAATATAAAACACTCGATGGATATGCATTTGATTTTGATGAAGAAGATATATTATCAATCAAGTTTTATTATAAAATATATACAAAAAAAGATATCTATGATTCTAATTTTGCTCGTTGGTTTTTTAATAATGACATGTTTTACTATGCATTCGCGGGATACTTCAATAAAGATGAATTAACATTGAATAGCAAATCTCTTGCAGGTTTAAACTTTTCAATTAAATATAACATACAAACAAAAGAAATTGTTCGCTCGGTCTACTTTAAATGCGCAAATCAATCATCATTAGTTATACATTGTAATGGAGTAAACGTATGGACAAACAAATATTACTATCTATACAATCATTTTTTAATTAAATGCATAAATAAATTACTTAAATTAAATATGCCTAATCACAAAGAAGCAATAGAATTATCTTTTCGCGACAAAAATATTCACACAGCAATTTATCCTCGATTCAACAGAGAGTCTCTAAATTTGCAAGATTCAAAATTGTATTGCCAAAAATTGATGCCCAAATTATTACAGCCAGAAGCCCCGCTTGGACAGAATTTTGCGCTAGGAATACATTGCTACGACAAGAATTCTCATTTCGTAACCAAGGGGTACACAAGTAACAATGCAATGCAAAAGATTTATTTTGGATGCTTTGATTGGGAAAAATCTATTTTTGAAAATTAATTCTTGACATTCTTTTAAATTTATAATATAATCAATCCCATGAACAGTAAATCAGCAAAACAAATTCGAAGCATATTAAATTATGATCCGAAACTAGCAGATGAAACTAGCAAGCGAGTATACTCTCGCGCAAAAAAACAATACAACAAACTTAGCAAAGGTGCAAAACCTTTATTTATACAAGAACTACAAAATTTATATAACAATAAATAATTATGGAAAATACAGAAAAACAAACAGAAAAGCAGTCGGATTGGAAAAACAGAGAACTTGGCGCCCTTTGGGTACGAAGTGGTAAAAATCAAAAATACCTATCAGGAACTATTAACGTCGAAACAATGCCTGGGGTAACAGAACCTGTTAAAGTTGTGGTCTTTACAAACAAGGGTAGAGAAAAGAATGAAAAAGCTCCAGATTATGTGATCTACAGATCAGAAGATCAAGTGCAAGCAAAGACTAATGTTGAACAAGTTGCAGCGCAAGCAGCTGAAGAAGTTTCTTCCTCCTCGGCAGAGCAAAAAGCTAGTGCCGCAGCTAACGAAGATATTCCTGAAGAGTTGTTCTAACTTTTAAAATAAAACATTATGGAAAAAGCATTTTGGCATAGTAAGAAGTTCTGGGCAGCAGCAGTTGCAACTGGTGTACCTATTATTAATCACGTTTGGGGCTTGGGGTTAACTCAAGATGCAATCATGCAGATTGTAACTCCTATTGTCGCTTATGTTCTCGGTCAAGGTCTTGCTGATCTTGGAAAGAATAGCGGCAAGTAATTGTTCTTTTGCATTTTAGGGCGCGTACTGGATTTGATTTAAATTGAATTCGTATACAGCAAGTCGAAGAGGTGCCAGGCTTCGTTAAAAGGCACAAACTTGTACATGGCAAGAATAAAAATCGTGTCCAAGCTTTCAGCTCAGTAGCTGAGAAATTGGCCTTAGCAGCCTAGTTCTGCTACCCCTCCCTATCAGACGCAGATACGGTAGGAGAGGGGTCAACCATCTGCAAAACAGAAAAAAGTTTATTTGTATCACAAACTGTAAATAATTGAAACAATTAGTTGGATGTTTATATCGTAACTATAAAAAAAATAAACTAAACTTGTAGATGTATATTTTTGAAGATTTAAAGACGCGAGAATCGAAGCTCGCCGCGTCCACCATTTTTTCCTGCACTTCCACCAAAAATTGTGTAATATATTACATGGAAGAAAAAAAAATCAACGGACGAAAACATGTAAAACTTAAATGCTCGTACTCTGGAGAGTACTTCTGGAAAGATAAGGGAGAATACTCTAGAAGGATTAAGCTTAATCCAAATCATAAGTTTTATAAAAGCATAAAAGATGCTGCGTTGGGAGCGGGAGAAAAAAATTATGCACACCTCAAGCCATATATGGGGGTCGTCAGCGAAAATTTCAGAAAGGCCTCAAGCAATCGAAAAGATCAGTTTTCCGCTTTTAAATACTTTATTAAGCAAGCAAAACTTAGAGCTAAAAACAAAGATAAATTTAAAACTTACGACATAACATTAGAATACTTAAAATCTTTATGGGAAAGTCAAAACGGAATATGTGCAATTTCAGGAGTCAAAATGGAACTTCCTGCAACGCTTGCGGAAAACAGAAGCTCTCCATTTTGCGCGTCACTCGATAGAATCGATTCCAGCATTGGATACATGCAAGGAAACGTGCAGTTTGTCACGCAGTTTTGCAATCTGGGCAAGTGTAGCTTTGATACTGATATCGTTTTAAATTTTATACAAGCAGTTAAATCTTGCTGATGCTTCTACTTCCCACAGAAAAATATATATTTGACGAAAGTTCACGGCTTAATTTTTACGACAAGCTAGAAACCTTTCAAGAATACTTTGTTGATAAAATGTTGATGATGGGTGTGTCCGCAAATGGATCAGATGTAAAACAAATAAACTTCGAAAAAAACACAGATCATGGAGATTTATTTTATTCAATATTAATTGAAGCTATTTCCACAACTCAGCCATTCTTAACAGCAGATCTTGTAAGCGATAAGCGTCGCGAAATGCAGTGTTGTTTTTATGACTTTGGAAAATCAGAAAGTGTAAGGTACATATATATGTTACAAAACGCAATGGACTGGACGAGTAAAGATGATTTTTGCTGTCAATTACATAGCCTAATAGAACCAACACAACAAGCAATAGAAAATTTCTGGCAAGCATGAAAATAATAGACAAATTAAAATCACTCAATCCGTTTAAGAAAAAAAATAAAGACAAAACAATACAACAATTTGTTCTTGAAAAAATAGCCGCGAAAAAGAAGCGTTTAAAAGATCACCCCGAAAACCTCACTAAGGAAGAGTGGAAAGTTATTTTAGACGAGATTGCATTTGGTTTCAAAGTAAAAGAAACGAACACAATTTTAAAATCTCCAACCCGAAAACGTCAACGCGAACAAAAAGTTGAGCGCGCATTTAAATTATTTGAAGTGTATATAAAACACTTATGAATAAAAAAAATGATGACGACGAATTGTTTATCTCAGGCCCAAAAGATTACGACGAACAGACAGATTCGTTTCGAATGGATTTAGAGAATTTGATTTATCGCTATATTGACGAATACGACATCAATACGATTACAATCATTGGAGCATTGCAAGAAAAAGTGGTAGAGCTTGCAAGCGAAGGTAATGTAGAATTTGATTCTGATATAGATTCTTAGTTTTTTTCTTGACTAAACCTATAGATTATGAGATAATAGTCTCATATGAAGAAAATCGCATTAAACAAAGATGGTACTCCCCGCAAACGCCGCAATAGTGGCAAAGGCGGTTCCTCTATTGTGACCTTGTCTATTCAAGAGATCCTTGACCTTGCTGCACAAGAAGTAACCTCTATTCCCGTCAGTGAAGATTGGGTTAAAGGTAGGCTTTACGCAAACTACTTAAGTGGCAAGTCAACTTCTCAAGATTTTTCTGAGCAACAATCAGTAGAAGATAAAATCGAATACGCGGTCACCGACTTTGACAATGAATAATTATTTTTCACACTTAATTGGGCAAGACAACGTAAAGAAAAAGCTCAATTTTTACCTTAAAGCATATCAGGCAACAAGCGTTTGCCCATTCTTAAACTTGGTTGGGGCCAAAGGTCTTGGTAAAACTTTATTCGCAAAAGAGTTCGCGAAAAACCTCAAGAATAAAGATGGAAGCAAGCGCCCATTCCTAGAGTTGAACTGTTCAACAATCAAGAATAACGCTCAGTTTTTTGAGCAAATCTTCATTCCATTGATTATGAACAACGAGATAACTATTCTTTTTGATGAAGCTCATGCTTTACCTAAAGATTTAACAATGGCGTTTCTTACTATCTTCAATACCGAAAAAACAAACACAAAAGAATTTGTATACGACGACCAAACATTCACATTTGATTTCTCCAAGCAAACATTTATATTTGCAACTACAGAGAGCGATAAACTATTTCCTCCATTAAAAGATCGTCTTAGCACAGTTGATTTTGAACAATACTCGAAAGACAATCTTTCTGATATAATCAAATTAAATTGTGATGGCATAAACTTTAGCGATGAAGCATTGGATGCGCTATCTCTGACCGTTCGTGGTAACGCTCGAAACGCGGTCATGCGTTCCAAGGAAATTTCATTGTACTGTGAAAGTGAGAATCAAAATACATTCAAAATGTCAGATTATAATGAATTAACTGACCTGCTTGGTATTTTGCCTCACGGTATTACATGCACAGAGAAACAAATTCTAGAGATTCTCGCCGACAGAGGTAGTTGTAAATTACAAACGCTCTCTGCGGTCACAGGTTTAAGTCCAACAAGTTTAAGGCGTGACCACGAAATCTATCTTTTAAGAAAAAACTTTATACAAATCGACGGCGAAAGAAAAATTACTAATTTTGGTAAAAAACTCGTACAATCAATATAATAAAACATGACGGAATCAAAACAAAAAACAGTATATGTAGTGACTCGCAATTCGCGAAGGATTGAAGATAGAAATTATGCATCCAAAGAAGATGCTCAAGTTCGCTCTGAAAAGCTTGTTGAAACACTAAAAAAGTGGAAAGATCCTGATCAGAGAAAAGTTAAGGTTGTAGAAACATCCTCTCCATCCAAGATACGATAGTGGAAGATTTACCGAGTCAAGAACAGAAGATTTCTTTTGAAGATCTTGCCGAATCTCGAGGTTATTCCCCCAAGCGTACTCGCAGGCATGACTTTAACAATGTAACGCATCTGCTTAAAGCTAAAGGTAAGAATGGAAAACCTCTAGAAATTCGTTTTGATGTTAAGAAAATCAAAAACAAGAAACAAAGCCAAGAATGGTTATGGATTGAGTTTAAAAATGCAAAGGGTGAAGACGGATGGATTCATGGTGACGCACATTTTGTAGCTTTTGAAAGAAACTACGACTTTGTTGTTGTGAATCGCAAAGAAATGGTGAAGATGTTGAACGGCGGAAAGATACGATACGATCTACCATTTGTTGATCTTGCCAAGAAAGCAAAGTATAGAATTTACAAAAGAAGCGGCAAGCCTGAAGAGATTACGCAAATCAATGTTAAAGATTTGAAAACTCTTGAGAGTTATCAAGTTTGGAAAAAGCAAGATGCCGCATCAGAATGAATTAGATAAAACATACATTCAAATGGCCACCTCTTGGTCGCGTCTCTCAAAGGCTCGGCGCAAGCAGGTTGGCTGTTTGATTGTTCGTGATGGAACCATCATTAGCGATGGCTACAACGGCACTCCAAGGGGTTTTAGTAACAATTGTGAGGTAGAAGAGGAAGTACCAAGTATGCTTGCCTCACGGGGCTATATACTAACCACAAAGCCTGAAGTATTACATGCTGAAAGCAATGCTATAACAAAACTTGCAAAAAGCACTCAATCAAGCGCGGGAGCAACAATATACACAACTGCATCCCCCTGCCTTGACTGCGCAAAATTAATTATACAATCTGATATACATCGCCTTGTATACAATGAATTATATAAAGACGAACAGGGTATAAATTTATTAAAAAAAGCTGGAGTAATTGTGGAACAGTGCGAATTATAACTTATAATCATGCATGTTTGAAGGACTATGTATTTTAATTATTGTTGGTTTGGTTTGGTATATATATCAACCCAAGCAAGATGAAAATGTTGTTGATGAATTGAGAAACGAGAATGAATTTTTGCGCACACGATTGAATGCTCACGATGTAGAGTATCAAACTCGCGAAGAAAACTTCACACAAACAATAAAAAATTTACAAAGCGCCCTTGACAAACAACAAAACAATGTTCAATCTAGTAGTCAAGATTACAAACAAAAAGAAAAACAATTAGAATCAAAGATAATTGATCTAGAAAAAAAATTAGATGATGAAACAATTGCGCGCAAAAAAGTATTATCGCAAAAGAAAAGCGGTGAGGTTAGGCTTGGACACATCGCCGAAACACTTGCTCCATTTTTAGATCAATTTGAATTTGAACCTGAACGCTGTTCATTTTTAGGACAGCCAATCGATTACATTTCATTTGGCGATGATGAAATTACATTCATCGAAGTCAAGAGTGGCAATAGTCAACTCAGTCAAAAGCAAAGACACATCAGAGATTTAGTAAAACAAAAATTAGTATCATGGAAAGAAATCAGAATACAGTAAACTTGAAATTCAAAAAAATTTTTTCAGCGGCAAAGGTTCCAGCCTACACAAAAAGAGGTGATGCGGGAATGGATTTGGTCGCAATTTCTTTAAAAAAATCGGGAGGTTTCTACGAATATGGAACAGGCTTGGCAATGGAGGTGCCTGAAGGTTATGTAGGGCTTATATTTCCACGCTCTAGCATATCCAAGACAGATCACTATTTAAGAAACTCTGTTGGAGTGATAGATAGTGGTTATCGCGGCGAAATCAAAATTCGCATGAGCACTCCTCTTCTTGGAGGTGTAGAATATAAAGAGGGCGATCGTATCGCTCAACTTATTATTATGAAACTGCCATGGGTTAACATTGAAGAAGTTGAAGAATTATCCGACACAGATCGCGGAGACGGCGGTTTTGGCAGTACGGGCACATGAAATCAGATCTCAAAACGCTTGACGAATTAAGTCGCAGAGAATTTGTTGCTAGTGCAGCAAAGGCATGTCTTGGCGTTGGTTTGTTGCCAATTATAGGAAACTATGTAAACACACCTATACAAGCTTTAGAGCCAGGCGTTCGACCTGCAAAAGCTCGACGCATTATATATCTATATATGGCCGCAGGAATGTCTCACATGGACACCTTTGCGCCTAATATGGATGCCGCAGAAGATTATACTGGGCCAGTAAAACCTATCCCAACATCTGCAGATGGAGTGTTTGTTTCTGAGTTTTTGCCTGAGACAGCAAAACACATGCATAACGCTTCTATCATTCGAACAATGATGACAAGTCAAGGTGCGCACATGCAAGCAAATTATTTGATGCACACAAGCTATCAGATGAGAGGAACAATTTCGCATCCTACATTTGGAAGTTGGATAGCGAAAATGTCTGGAGCAATCAATTCAACCATACCAACAAATATTTCAATCAATGGAAGATCTGGAAGTTCAGGTTTTCTTGAATCTAAATTTGGCCCACTACCTATAGGCAATCCCAATGCGGGGTTAGCAAACAGTAAAGTTGCAGACTATTTAGATGAAACTAGATTTGGTGGTCGTCTTGCAATGGCGCAAAAAATGAACTCTAGTTTTTTAGATAAATACGATCAGAAACAAGTTCGTGCATATACGGACTTGTATGAAGATGCTATAAAACTTATGCGCAGTGAAGATCTCAAGGCTTTTGATATAGCTTCTGAATCAGATGCTATGAAAGATATGTATGGTAGATCTGCTTTTGGCCAAGGATGTTTGCTCGCTCGAAGATTGGTTGAGAATAATGTTCGCTATGTGGAAGTGACAAGAGGAGGTTGGGACACACACTCTAATAATTTTGAAGCTGTTGAAAACAATTGTGCAGACATGGATAAAGCATTAAGTGCATTACTTTTTGATTTGGAGGTTCGTGGTTTACTCAGTGATACAATGGTGGTTTTAGTTTCTGAATTTGGGCGCACTCCTAGAATCAATGGCGGTAATGGTCGGGATCATTGGCCTTATGGATTTTCTGCGTTTCTTGCAGGCGGAGGAATCAAAGGCGGAACTTCTTACGGAAAAATGGATGATGTCGGTCGCAATCCTGCAGAAGGTAGATTTGTTGATCCTGCAGGTCTTAATGCAACAATTGGATACGCTATGGGCCTTCCACTCAATGATGTTCAATATTCTCCATCTGGTAGACCATTTAAAATTGCGCACGACGGCGAACCATTGATGGATGTATTGAAATGATCAGCCGAAAGTACAACTTTGTATTTCAACATATACCAAAATGCGCAGGAAGTAGTATAATAAATTTTTTCATTGAATTGCATAAACAATCCAATTGTTTGGGAGACTTGCAATACGAAATGCATCAAACATTTAAGCAATCTAAAGATAAGTACAGAATGTATTATGACAAATTTTTTAAATTTACATTTGTAAGAAACCCATGGAGCAGAGCAGTATCTTTGTTTGAGTATAGAAAAAAGCTTGCAGAGCAAGGTGTCACCTACCCCCATTGGCCCTCTATTAAAGATATATTAAAAGATGATTTTTATGACACAGTTCAAAAAGACTTTTCTAACACAAATTCTTCCGTTCAATTTCTTGAGGAGGGCTGTTCTTCAGATTACTGGCTGTCGCCAAAAATTAAAAAAAATATTAATTTTATCGGTAGATTTGAGTCTTTCGAAAAAGACTTTGAATTTATTTTGAATGAATTATCAATTCCCCACCACCTAGAACTGCCTCACGAAAACAAATCCTCGAAAAAACATTACTCGGAATATTATAACGACGAAACCAGAAACCTGGTGGCAATAAAATACAAGAGGGATATTGAATTATTTGGATACAAATTTGAAGATTAGTATTGACATCTCATTCAAATTATGAGATAATGCTTGCATGTTCAATATTAAAACAAAGTTAAAAAAAGCAGTTATGAAAAAATCAAATCAAAAATACTTCGTGGTTTACCGCAATGCAGACAGTCAGGTAAAAACTTATGAAATTGGCCGCCCGGTTCTAAGTGAATCTTTTGGAAACCGCGACGAAGAGCGTAACAATGTTGGATTCAAAGCTTATTGCTTTGGACGTAAAGAAGTTCGTTCATTTCGTCACGATCGCATCGTGTCCTTGACTCGCGCTTCGTGAATCAAGCGGTCGTAGATTACGGTCTAAACAAGTTCTTACCCTTTGGAATTGTAGGATTTTTATTATTCTACAGTTTCGGGTATGAAACTTGGGAGCCATTCGTTATAATGGCTCTTACTATTTTTATAGATCGCTTTAGTTTTAAAACAGGTTATGCAGTTTGTTTCTGCGAACAAAATGGAATAGAAATAGATGAATGAAGAAGAGCTTCTCAAGTTAAGAAGAGAGACATACAAACGTTTATCAGAGTCTAGAGAGCCTTCTGATAAAGACTATCATTCGAAAATTATTCACATTATTGATTCATTGAAACGTATGGCTAGAGATATCAAAGAAATTTCACAAATTGGAAATTCAGTATAATGAAAGAAAAAGAAAGAACAAAATTACACACTTATGTGTTGATCAATTACAGCAAGCCTCCGCCAGTTTTTCCTGAATTGGAAATACAAATGACGGAGCGCGAAGCTCATGCACGCAACCAAGGATTCTCATTCAATCGAGTCACAAAACGTTACATCAAAAAGTGAACAAGTTATATCGCCGCACAATCAATTGGCTGATGAGCACGAGATTATACAAGTATCTACTCAAGCACATCATTCCATACATTCGATTCACAACATATTATACTAGTCTTCGAGGAAAAAAGTATCATGTATTATATAATCAGCTAGAAGCAGGAGATGTGTTATTAACTATTGATCGTAAAAAATTGACAACCGTATTGATTCCTGGCGATTTCTCACATGCAGCAATGTGCATCAGTAAAGATGGAGTTTGGGAAACAAGCGAAATGACTCATGATGATTATACAAAAAGTACATTTTTTGATGTATGCAAAGAGAGTGATCGAGTGGTTATCATGCGCCCCGATTTATCGCAACAAGAAATCCATGCAGCAATCGAGAAATGCAAATCTTTTGAGGGTGCAGTATACGACTCTAGCTTTGATCTTGGAATCAAAACATTGTATTGTAGCGAATTAATTTATCAATCTTATGAGAACAATTCCTTACAAGCAAACTTGGAAGACTTTGCTGGACTTGGACGACCATACATTAGTCCAACCGGATTGTATCACGCAAAAAATTTAAGAGTGATTGTGGACAGCGACAAATTATTTAGCTAACCAAGTTAAAAAACCCATTCCCAAAAATCCAAGTATAGCCATCAACAAGCTTTTCTTTTTCTTTTGTTTGTCTTTTTCTTCTTGTTTGCGGCGCTCTTCAGCTTCTTTTTTGCGGCGTTCTTCTTCGGCTTGATTTGTTTCACTTTTTGTTTCAATGTAAACTGGGCCATAGTTATTTATTAATACTTGTTCATACAATGAACTTTCAAGATAAAAGAATCCGCGATCACCAAAGCGTGTACCCCAACTATTTTGAAACTCCCAATACAAATCGCCGTCAATAATTTTCCAACCTGTCATGGCAACGGCATGTCCTCCCGCATTATCTGAGGAAAGATATTTTTCGCTATCAACTATTCCTGATTTTGGAGTATAATAAAAATGTCGGTGCACGCGAAATGATGTCCACAATGTTTCTTTGAGTAGAGCTTTCTTGATCAAATCGTGGTTTTGTTTTGGAATGGTATAGTAAGCATCTATTTTATATTGCGCGGCGTTTTCGGCGGCTCCTTCGAGCATCTGAGTGCCTTCATTATCAGCATATGGCCAAAACTTTTCCTCGCAGCAACCTTCTTTGATTAATCCGCGACATGCACCTTTGATTGTTGTGCCTGAATAATCTTCTCCAGGAAATGGATCATGAATTTTACCTTTTTTATAGATCCACATGGCACTTGGTTCCTTACCATCAAAATCGAGCGTGTCTCCGTATACCACTCGTCCGCTGTGACCAACACACGAACCAATGCGCCCTTGATTTTTAACTTGTGGTGTGAAATCGCGGCGACTAAATTCAATCGCATTCACTCCATCATTGTTTGCAACCATTTCTTGTTTCAATTCCCAATCATTTTCATCAATCGGTGTTTCTGGAACATTCAAGACCTTGTTCTTGTACATAAAAGCTTGTATTTTATTGATCATATATAGATATACACATTTTTGCGTGTAAACATTATTGTGCGATTGCTTTGTGTGTTATTGATGCTGAGTGGATGTGTTTCAACCAAACCGTCTGTCAAACCGAGCGACACGAAATTTAAAGAAAATCAGCGTGATTGGGAATATTTGTATGCGAAAGAATTGGATGCGGCGCTTGAAAATGAAGATGTTGCTGCATACTATTTCTTTTGGCCTCTTTATATGCAAGCACGATACGAAAACAAATGCAAAAATTACAATCCATTTCACGGCGTAGAGTGTAATTGTACTCAATGAAATTTTCCAATCAATTAGCTGTTGTATTGCTTAATACTCAGCGAGAATATCTCGCTGGACACACCCACAAATGTCTCGATGCATTTTTCAAAACTCGCTCATCGCTCGATAAAAAAATCGATCTATTGATATACTTCAACAAAGGGAACGTATCACAATACAATGATCTCCTAGAATATAAAAACTGCGAAAACGTAAATGATGTAAAAATACATTCACACGAATTGTCTGATATTGATGATCTTTATGCTCGCACACCAAAAGAGTTTGAGCAAATGAATCTGCCCAAAATTCCTGCGCTTGGAGGTAGCGCCGGTCCAAACAATCTATTCTTCGAAAGTATGATTCCGATTGCTGAATCAGAATATGAATATTTATTGATGCTAGAAACAGACAGTCAACCAATTCAACAATTCTGGATAGACAAACTAGTTGATTACTGCAATGCAAATGATTTTTTAATTGCTGGTAGCATATACAAAGGTTGCACAGAAGTTCCAGAATATGAACCATGGACTGGTCATTTAAATGGAATAGCTATCTACAGAACATGCAACTTGCTAACTTTCTTTTTCGATCAAACACGAGAACTTATTAAAAGAAGAGTGTTGACTC